TATAGAGAGAACAATGCAAAGTATCCCTGCAATCCCTGCAATCCCTGCAAGGCGAAGCCCGAAATCCGGTTACAGAAAGTGAGAATTTTGCCGTGGCGATTCGAGATCTACGACAGCAGATGCCCGTGGACGGCGAAGTCAGCGTGAGCCCTTGGGAGTCGATCCTCACCGAGGTACGCCGTTCGGCGTACCGAGCATCGTGGGTCGATGATCGAGTCGAGCAGGAGGCGCAGCGCGAACGCGAGTTGGAAGCGCAGGCGCACGACTGGGACCCCAAAGACTTCGAGATTGCGCGAGCGAGGCAGAGCAGGGAGCTACGGGAGTGGGTCAAGCTCAGCAGGGAAGAGCGCTCGCACGGAGCCCAGGTAGCCCGTGCAGCCGTCTCAGCGGGCCTCTCAGAGCGCTACATCGAGTCGGTGCAGGCGGAGGCACGGAACATCGCGAGCGTGCTCCAGAGGGCCCTACAGGCGGCCGAACTGAGCGATGAGCAGTGGATGGCGGCCACGGCGGAGTTGCGGGTGGGGCTCGCGGAGATGGGGCGCGAGTTGAGCGCAAGGCACTCAAGTATGGGCGGCCGGTTCCCGGAGCGCCCTGGGATCGAATCTTGACAGTGTCTAGAAGGCGCAACTACGAGTGTGCAACTTACCTTTCGAGAATTTTTACTTCCCGCAAGCTAAGTTGCTTGTGATACGCTTGACCTGCTAAAACGCTCCGCCAGCGCGGGAACGCTGCGGAGCAGGCCGACTGATTTGGAGTCAACATGAATAAGTATACACGCGATCAGGTCCGATTCTGGGATACTGTTCTCAAAACGGACACGTGTTGGTTGTGGAAGAAGCCACGTGAAGACGGCTACGGTCGGTTCTTCATGCAAGGCGGATTCCACCAGGCGCACCGAGTGTCCTACGGGTGGGAGCACGGAGAAGTGCCGATCCACCTCGTGGTTGACCACTTGTGTCGAGTGCCCGCCTGTGTACGCCCCTCGCATCTAGAGCCGGTCACCAATGCGGAGAACATGCGCAGGGCTGTACGTAAGCCACGCAGCACGGCTCCCAGCGTGGAAGAGCCCGCTGCCAAGCCCCAGCACAACGTGGGATCTAGGCCCCGGTACTGCACAGCGTGCCTGAAACCAGCTGCGGAGTGCGAGAACATTGTCAAGCGCGTATGTGCACCATGCCGTGAGGAGCACACAGCTAAGGCAATGGCAGCGCTCAACGCCCGCATGGGCGGTAGATAGCCAGCGCGCCCGCCCAGAGCAACGCTGAGCCACGTACACCCAAAGGGGGTCTCCCAGTGAGGCCCCCTTTGGCGTGCCCCGTACAGGACCATACAGCGGGTATGCAACAGGGGCACCCCATGGCGGGATGCCCCTGTGTGTAGCTATGTGGTTACGATCCGAACATGCCGGTGTCGATCACGCCGTTGTCCCCCTCGTTGCGCTTGAGTGCGCGACGACGCAGGTCCCTGCGTGAGCGGTCGAAGGCCGCTTGATCTTCGGCTCGCGCCTTGCGCTTGTCCATCTCGGCGCGCTTGGCGTTGGAGTCACCCTTGGTGCTCTTGATACCCTTCATGACCTTGTCGAACGTGTCGTCTTTCTTCGCCATCATCATGTCCTTTCGTCGTGAACGTCTAGCTTACCACAGCGCGAGGGAGAGCGGTGGTCAGGGTCGGTGTCCGATTTGAAAGGGTTTTTCTTTTTCGGGCCGATTGTCGGTGCAGAGCCCCTAAATGACCGGCGGGTGATGTCACTACCTCGATCGGCAAGCGCTTACACGTTTCCCCGAAGGAGAGGGCCCTTTCGGGCCCTGTCTCCTACTTGCCGAGGTATTCGCGGCCCTTGCCTGTGAGTTCCCAAGTGACGATTTCGACGCTCACCGTGTAACCGGTCTTGTACGTGTGCGTCTTGACCCGTTCCGTCTGCACCTCGGTGATGAGGCCAGCTTTCACGAGTGCCTGCCCCGTGGTGACGCGGATGTAGAGGAGATCGTCAGTGGTCAGGTTCCAGTTGTTCGCGACCTTGCCGGGGTTGTCGGCGATGGTCTGGATGGCCGTGGTCTGCGCCTTCGAAAGCTTCATGGTGTTCCATCCTTACGTCGTTGATCTTTGTAATACCAACTCTAGCAGCCCCTTACCGACATCTGCAAGGGGCCACCCGAACTTTCTCAGATTACTTTCCGTCAGGATCTTGACCTGCGGTTTCGTCCAGTTTCTGGTCTGCCAGTCCTCGCAGGAGCTTCACGACGTACTCGGCTCCCTTGGCTTGTGCCTTGGTGAGCTTGGTACTGGACGCTTCCCAGTTGAACTCTTCCAAGATCTCCACGAGCCGGATCGCGTGGTTTTTGTGAGCCAGCTTCTCAAGCTGGTCGATCCGCGTATGGTACCGCTTGATCTGGTCTTCGGACTGCTTGCGTTCGAACGCGATCACCTTGTACAGGGGCTTCTCGGTTTCGGTTTCCTCTGTCATCGTCTGCCATTTCGTCTGGCGCGGACGGGCCTTTCGGCCCGTCCGCACACCTAGTCGGTTACCCGAATTTCGCGCATGAACCGGAGGATCTCCTGCTGGTCTTCGTGGGCGAGTGCTGAACGCGACATGCAGGTTTCAACAACAGCGTACGCACCAGCGGGGCGCATGTACTTGCTGAGTCCGTCGAACAGGAGGAAAGCGGCGACTGTTGCGGCGTCGGTACCCTTCGCGGCGGCGATGTAGAAACCGGACTTCAGTTCAGTGGCCTTAGACATGTCAATCATCCTCGCGTCGTTGATCGTTGCTTACCTCCAAAGCCTAACACCCGCCCGCGCTGAGCGCAACCTTTCTAGCAAGATTTCTCGTGGAAAGTTTCCCTACCCCGGTGCGCACGGTAACACACCGAGCCGAAAGAGAAGGCCCAACCTCACGGACGGGCCCTCTCCGAGTGCACACCTACATGCACTTCGAGCTTACCTCACGCTTCGACCGGCCGCGCGATGATCACGTGGTTCCCGCCGTTTTCTTCATCGGGAATGCTGTGCTGATGCGAGCCGTAGTCGACAGCGAAGCTGATCGTGTACCCGACCGCGCCCGCGCACTCTGAGCAGTAGTCCGGTGCTTCGGGGTCGATAGGGTGCGTGGTCTCGATAGACCATTCGCCTACGATGGTGGTGTACATGCGCCTATTCTACCAGGCCAGAGGCCAATCGGCGGGGCGATGGTGGTTGACTTCGGCATGGAGTTTCGCGGCGTCGTGCGGCAGTAGCTCAGTCTGGAAGTAGCAGACGCATGTACTGCAATACACACCGTAGCTCCCATCTCCAAGTGGGTCTGCTCGGAACTCCCGAGGCTTGTACACGCGCTTGTACCCGTGGTAGCGCATGAAGCTGTCCATGGCATCCGGTTCGATACGCCTTGCGGTCTTGAACGGCATACCGGTTCGGCTGTCGATCTCCCACCACGGGATTGACACGCCGTCACTGTCGAAGGTCATCTCAGGCAGTTCGGGGGTATCCCAGTTGTCAGGGTCATTCTGGTACCCGATGATCTCAGGCTTGCCCATCCCAGTCCCCTTCCAGGTTGATAGGCTCGGAAGGGGTCGAAACGTGGTACCAGCGCTCAACGTTGGTGATCTCGGCATCCATCCAGTTCCCGAGCATGGAGAACAGGGGGCCAGGGATCTTGTCGCCGTTCTCATCGCGGAGCGTGAGACGGAAATGTGTCTGTTCCACTACTTCCCACCTTCTGCGGGTAGCTGCTTGAGTCGATAGTCGATCTCGCGCCACACCACGTTGAGCGCGTCAACGGCTCCGGTGCGGTACTTTCCACCTTTGGTGTTGGCCTGGTCGCGTTTGATGTCAATCCAGTCTTGCAGGGATTCAAGTTCGGAGCGGGTATCGTTCACTTCCCACCCCCGTTCGGCTTGGGGTTGCAGGTCGGGCAGAGCGAAGAGCAGGCTCCGCAGCGTGTGTTCGTCATGATCGTGTCCTCTCGTCATGGAGTCTTTGGTCCAGTATAGCAAAACCCCGCACCTCTCGGTACGGGGCCTGTCTGCTAGTTCGACTTGGCGTAGATGCCTTCCGAGTGCCAGGTGGCGAAATACTGGGCCTCTTCGAGCGTGTCGAAGATCTTGTCAGGCTGGATGTTGCTGCCGCTGTAGCTGCGAATCTGGCCGTTCACGTAGCACCGGAGCGCGTAGCGCTGGGGCTCGATGTGGTGGGGAGCTTTCCCCCACGGCCGGATGGTGAACTGGTGGGGAGTGATCCCCTTGACATCGCTGGTGCCGCTGACGGAGGTAGCCCCTCCGTTGAACTTGGACCAGATGATGTGATCCCGAAGTTCGTAGTTCTCGGGAATCGCGAAGCCGATACGGTTCGTCATGATCGTTCATCCTTTGTCTTTGTTCTACCCTGTTGTCTTGTAAGAACAACGATAGCACCCCCTGAACGGTGTTGTCCAGGGGGGTGTCAGATATTTCTTTTCGGTTGTGTTTTCCCAGCTAGACGCCGTGTTCCTCTTCCAGTTCCTCGGCGAGATCGATCAGGTAGTACACATCGTCAGCACTTCCGCCGTCTGCCTTGATCGCCTTAACGCGTGCGCGGATCATCTTCGGCAGGCTGTGCCCAAGGACATCAAGCACACTTTGCTGCAATATTTCCTGGTCAGTTCCGTCGATCGCATACGTCAGTAGATGATACGGGGGCTTATCCGGGCCGCGAAGCACGTTGTTCCACAGGTGTTCGGCCGCTTCATCGAGTGCATCTTTTCCGAGGTATGAGTACGGCATGTCTTTGACGTCGATTGGACGCTGTTTGCGCTTCGCCACGGCTACCCCCGCTTCGGCTTGTGCGTGAGCCAACTGCGCTTGACCCGGTCGTACGCTTCGTATTCGACGTTGTCAGCGACGTCTTTGCGCCCAGCGGGGGCCGCGAACGGCGTCCAGGTCGACGCCGGTCGCGCGGGGGCAGACTTGGCCTGCCCGTAGTCGCGCTTCGGGACTTTTCGAGCCATGATTCACTCCTCCGTGTCGGTGTTGGCAGGCATACGCTCCAGAACACTCTGGAGACGTTCGCGGGTGTTCTTGAGGTAGCCCTTAGTGGCGTCGGTGTTGGGGAGCGAACCAGCTCGGAGGCGCAGGCTCATGACTTCCGATGCGACCAGGGCGCGAACGTCCGAGGCCTCTTGATCGGTCAGTTCGATGTTTACCATGTCTTGTGTCCTCTCATCGTGTGTCCGGTTGAGCCTAACACCCCCCTCACGGAGGTCCGCAAGGGGGTGTCGAGGTTTTCTCAGATTGTGTGTTTGTGCAGGTCAGGGAACCATTCCCAGCGCCTTCGCGGTGTCGCACGGCCACGGAACGCCGTGGGCGTCCGCATCTCCGCACGTCGAGCAGGCCGGTTCGATGTAGCCGTATCGACCGTCAGGCAGCTCCCCCTGCACGCCTTCGAGGACGGGCGTATGCAGTCGCAACGCCGCGTCGATCATCGCCTTAGCTTCGGCAAGCTCGGCTCGCAGCGTCTCGGTGGGCATCGGGAAGTTGTACATGGGACCCGAGTCGCGGGTGGGGTACTTTCGTTCGGTCATTGGTCGTCTCCTAGTAGTTCGGGGTTTTCCAGTAAATTTCAGAGATGAGTTCGTCGCGCTCTTTGCGCGCCTCGTCGCGTTCGCGTCTCAGCTCGTCGCGCTCCGCTGCGAGGTCGGCGATCATCCGCACGTGACCCTCGTTGCCAGCCCTGAGCATTTCGAGTTCGGTCATGTCGTTGTCCTTTGGTCTTGAATCGAATGCCGGACCCCGAAGGGTCCGGCTCCCCCGATGATGTTGCGAGATTAAGCGTACCACTTGTCTGTAGAAGTCAAGACGTACCGCAAGGGCGAACGGCACCGACCGCAAACGTGCATGTCCATGTTACGGTTTTTACGGTGCCGGGGTCCGAAATCATGCCCGTTGGTGCACATGAGCTGGTACTTTGCTTCGGGCATTTTCACGCTGGCGTCCGCGCACCGCTGGGGTTTCGCCCCGACCTTGCGTGCCATCGCACACCACTTCGGGCCGTGACCGTGACCAGGACCTACCAGAGCGTGCGCAATCTCGTGCAGGATCGTCTCATGCACCTCCGCAGGCGTGTTCAGCTCGACATAGTAGCGGGACAGCGTGATCCGTTTCTTGTTGAAAGTGCACTGCCCGCAACGGCGCTTGGCGTTGTCGAAGGCGAATGACCAGCCGTCAAGCTGGTACAACTCCATCATGTTGTGAGCGTGCATCGCTGCGTTATCGAGATCCATCTTGCATCCTTCCGTCTTCGGTCTTGTCTCGACAGTACACGACGCTTGCGAGCCTGCGCAACGGGGTGGCTTGCGCAATCTTCGAGGCAGGTGTATCGTGAGACATACGACCACGACGAAAGGACCAACGATGACAGTCAAGCTTCACGAACTCCCGGCTCCGATCCGCAAGGTTATCGCGGCCAGTGAGCACGCGGCGCACCTCGCTTACGCGGACGCTCTCAACCACGAGACCACCGACTATGACGAGACGTTCGCCCGCGTGCACTTCTCGTACACCGACATGTGCGAGCAACTCATGGTCTGCTACACGTACGGCTGCTACGAGCGGACCGACCTCGGGCAGTACTGCGACAAGCACAAGGCGCACGAGGTGATGGGACTGTGAGCGGCGTCAAGACGGACGGTTGGGAACTTGACCCCAAGCAGATCCGCAAGGTCATGGCGACCCTGTCCGATGATGAACTGCACGCGAACCTGAGCCACACGTGGCCGCGAATCAGGGAAGCTGCCGAAGCCGAAGCGGCTGCCCGGTGGGCCGAAACGATCATGCCGAAGGATGCCTAATGGGGATGTACACGCAATTGATGTTCAACGCTGAACTGCGGAAGGACACGCCGGACCAGGTGATTTCCCTTCTCGAATTCATGACCGGGGATGAACGATACGGAATTGCTCCGAAAACTCCGGAACACACGCTTTTCGACACCGAACGATGGACGTTCATGCTGGTCAGTTCCAGTTACTACTTCGAACCGAATGCGTCGAAGACGTTCTTCCGCAAGGACGAAATCACAAAGTCGTATCACTTGTCTGTGCTTTGCGACCTGAAGAACTACAGCGGGGAAATCGAGGCGTTCCTTGATTGGATCATGCCGTACTTGGACGACTCCAATCGCCGGGTACTGGGGTGGACCTGGTACGAAGAGAACGACGAACCCACCCTGATTCGAACGGAAGAACGATGAGCTACCCGAAGACGTACACGCTGCACCGGATCACGCCCGATGGCGTCGAGAAAGTGCAGAAAGACCTGACGATGCCGCAGGCACGCGTTGCGCTGCGCTACGTGCTCACCGACAACAACGCGACCGACTACGAGAGTGCTCGGGACGCCGCTTCATCGATCCGCATGACCGGCGAGCGCCTGGAACGCTACGGGTATACGTTCTGGGTGGAACGGGAGCGGCAGGCATGACCGAAGACGAACGACTGGCTGAACGGGCGCGCCGCATCCACGGTGACAACCCGTTCAGCCCTGAGAACATGGCGCGCGACTCGAAACTGAAAGGCGTCGAGCGGGATGCTGTTCCGGTCGAACGGACCATCGATGCACTGAAACGACACAGGGAAGAGGACGAATGACGGACATGACCGAAGACGAGTACGTGTACCAACCGACGATGTACATCGTCGAGCTGACGCGAGAAGACGCGATCAACCTTGTACACGCCGCGCACACGCACGCTGAGCGGCTGATACCGGTCGAATCCAAGCGACTGGTGGACAGCGCCAACCGCTTGGCGAGCCAGACCGTGCACTACAGCTAGCAAACCGATGACGTACCACTGGGCTCACGCGCACTACGCGAAAACACAGCACGCGTACAAGAACCAGATTCCCGGACTTCCGTCCGCGTGTGGGCGTGGCAGGTTTCCCCAGGACGCCGCCACGCCCACCATTCCCGTACCGGCGTGCAAGTGGTGCTCCGCGATCACCAAACCACCGAACGCGGAGACGTTGGGCGGATCGTTTGAGAAGGGATACCCATGGGCACAGCACAGCGACTGGCACCGGTCGCGGGCCGGAAAGCAACACCACTTGCCCGAACCGCGTTCGCGGTATGGGGACTGATGACCGAAGTCGTCGGCGCGACCTTAGTCGTCGGCACATTGACCGTAACCGCGCTAGCGTCCGCCGCAACCGGCCTCGCGCTGGCGATCTGAGAGGATATGAGCATGACAGAAGACAAGCAACCCGATGCTACTGACCATGCGTTCGCGCTGGTTGAACACGTCAACAAGTTCGCGAAGATCGCGCCGACGATGGCGGCGTGGGAACACGACAGGTCCGCGCTCGCCGAGCACCATGTGTCAGCGGCACGTGCGATCGTGTCTGGTGGTACCGAGCTACGCAAAGTGCTGTGGGCGCTTGAAACCGTGGCAGAGAACATCGTCAAGGCGCATGACGATGCGCAGGAGAAGCGCCTTGACGCGTTCTTCGAGACCACTATCGAGGGAGTGTGAATCCCGAGGTGCTTGCCACGCTTGTCGGGCTGCTCGCCATGATCCTGTTCGTACTCGTCTGCTACATCATCGAAGCGGTTTGGAACCGGCGACGATGAACGAGCGGAAAGGTTGGGTCATCCTCGCTGTTGGCGTGTTCCTCTTCGCAGTCTTCTGGCTGGGGTTCGCGCTGGCGATGTACTTGTACAGCACGGATCTCGCAGAGAGGATCTTGCAGTGAACGCCGATGCGCTGATAGTGGCATGTACGCCCGCGCTGGTGTTCGTTGGGTCAGCGATCGCTTACTACGGTTTCACCGAACGCGGTGACCCTGATCCGGTTCCGAGGGTTCGCAGAGGCGAATCGGAGTATGAGCCGTGGGGCATTCCGTGCCGCGTGCGGGCGTACCGGCTTCCTGGTGACGGCATCCGCAGATCGTACAAAGACGCACAGCACGACACACGACAACTGATGAAGATCATTGACACGGAAGGCGGAAAACGATGAGACGATCACCCATCGACATGATGACGGCAGCGGAGATTGCCGAAGAGTACGGGTTTCATCTGACGCACATCTATTCACTCACCGGTCCGACGAACGCGCACCGTGACGCGGAGCTATTTCGGAGTCGAGTAGAGACGGACCCGAGCTGGCGAGCGGCTTACAATCCGAAGGCGAAGTACGTCTACCCAAGGTCGGCCGTGAAGGCTTGGCTTCGGAACCGGGCGAAGTGACACAGAGACGGCCACCTCTTGCGAGGTGGCCGTTTTCGTTATTCGGATTGTTGCTTTTTCAGCCGCTGCTTTGCGTTCCATGCACGCTTTCGATCTAGCCTGCATGCTCTGCAATCCCTACCGCCGTTAGGTCGGCTGTACGTGTTTTCGGGGGTGTAAGCGTGCCCGTTGTCGCAGTGATCCTTGCGCGCGTTTTTCGCCGCGAAACTTTCACCGCGCATCATGTTTTCGTACGGCGTCACAGCTTCGAGGTGCAACGGGTTGCAGCATTTCCGGTTACGACACAGGTGGTCGAGCTCCATGCCCTCGGGGATTTTGCCCACAAGATGTTCGTATGAAAACCTGTGAGTGAGGATAGTCTTTGTTGCTGCTGTGAACATTGTCCCGTACCCACCCGGGTTGGTACAGCCTGTCCAGTTCCAGCATGTTTCTGTCTTTTCGACACGAGTCATAAAGTGTTCGAACGTGATGCCGATGAACATCGGCTTAATCGGGGTCAGTTCTTTCCCCGTGTACTGCTGCTGATAATGACTGTTACACCAGCCCTTTGCCCACACGTCGCGTTGGCAACCGGAGAACGAGCAGGTAGACTTAGGCATATCGACTCCTTGTAAGTCGGTCACATCCCCGGTCGTTCGCGCGACGCGGGGATCTTTGCTGTACCTAGGGTATCATGACCTCATGGATGCTTTCGGTTTGGATCTGGGTTCCGCCATCACGGATGCCTTTGATGATCTCACGAAAGCCAAAGTCGACTATGTGAATGACCCCGTAAGGTGGGCAGCGGAACGCGGCAAGGCGCACCTGTGGTCAATGCAGAGAACCATCCTTGAGTCTGTTCGAGATAATCGGCGAACGGCAGTCCATGCCTCGCACTCAGTAGGTAAGTCCTATGTTGCCGCCATGGCCGCATGTTGGTGGATTGACTCTCATGTCCCGGGTGAGGCGTTTGTCCTAAGTTCTGCCCCTACGGCCGCGCAGGTACGCGCCGTCCTCTGGAGGACGATTAATCGTATTCATGCCAAAGCGGAGCTACCGGGAAGAATGAACCAAGTTGAATGGGTATTGCCTACTGGTTCCGACTCCGAAGAATTGGTAGCTATTGGGCGTAAACCTTCGGAACACTCCGAAGCTGCGTTCCAAGGGGTCCATGCCCGGTATGTTCTCGTGATTCTTGACGAGGCGAGCGGCGTCCCCGAATCGCTCTGGACGGCCGCCGAAAGTATAGCGAGCAACAAGAATGCGCGCATCTTGTGCATTGGTAATCCAGACCTCACATCAGGCCCTTTTGCGGACGCGTGTAAGCCCAGTAGCCCCTTTAACGTGCTGCACGTCGGGTATCAGCATTCCCCAGCCATGACCGGCGAGGATGTTCCGCAGCATGTGCTGGAAGAACTGATTTCCCCCGAATGGGTCGAAGACCGCAGACAGGCATGGGGGGAAGATTCCGCCCTATTTCAGGCAAAGTGCTTGGGGGAATTTCCGAGCGCATCAGCCGATCCATGGCGCGTGGTTCCCGAGGCGAACGCTGCGCAGTGCCGCTACATCGAACCGGCGTACAACCCCGATGCCGTACGCATCGGCGGGATTGACGTTGGTGGTGGTGGTGACCGTACGGTCCTCGTGGAGCGCGTAGGGAGCGCTGTGCGCCGTATCGAGAGCTTCGCAGACACTGACCCCATGAAGACGGTCGGCCGTTTGGCGAACCTGATCCAGGAGTGGAATCTTGAAAAGGTCAAGATCGACGTCGCGGGCCTGGGCTGGGGCATCGCAGGCCGATTGAGGGAAGTCCTCAAGGAGCGCGGGAGCAAGTGCACCGTCAAGGGGCTGAACTTCGCTTCCCGCTCAACACAGCCGAAGCGCTTCCTCAACTTGAGAGCAGAAGCGTGGTGGAACGGTCGCGAACTGTCACGAAACGAACTGTGGTCGTTGGCGAACCTTGATGACGACGCTATTGCCGAGCTGACCATGCCGCGCTATGAGATCGTAGACAGCTCGGGAAAGATCAAGATTGAAAAGAAAGATGAGGTGCGCGAACGCCTCGGGCGCTCCCCCGACATCGCCGACGCGCTGTTGCTCGCGTTCTACGACGGGACCGGGAACGCAGAGGCTCACGACCCGAGGCAGGCGTACGCGGGTGCACGGCTCGATGAGGTCGCGGGGACGTACAGCCACTTCGGCGGCCCGCAGATCGAAGGCTTGCCCTTCTCGATTCCGACGCCGCTCGGTGGCCGTCTGACACGCTAAAAGGGCCCGACATCCCCCGATGTCGAGCCCTTCGCATAGCCTTGCGGCATGTTCAGTTTAGCAGGCTGTCAGTCTCTGTCCTGCTCTCGTGCGCACCATTGGCACACTGTTTCCAGGTTGTCATAGCTGTCCGGTTTGAACCAGACACGGCGCACGACCTTGAGCATCTTCGCGGGCGGGGTCCGTCCGCAGTTGCTGGTGCACCGGTACCCGTCGCGCTCTTTGATGATCGGCGTGAACAGCTTGTGGTCACCACCGACAGGCGGCATCATCGTCATCGTCATCGGGGCAGCCGCGAAACGAAGATCTCGGGAACGAGGGCACCGGGGTTGTCGGTCATCGACACGAGTCGGGTACCGACCGCGTTGGCGTAGGCGCGGGCACGCATCTCCCACGCGTTCATGAGGGTGGCGAACTTCGCGGCGTTGGTGAGGTCACCGGCCTGTCGGGCGCGGGCAGCGCGGTTCCGGTCGAGGTTGCGCATCGTGGTGGCCTGGTTGAGGAGAGCGAGAGCAGACATGGTCTTTGTCCTTTGCGTCGTGTGTCTTGGTACCTCTCCAAGGTATGCCGTGCGGGACCGACCGTCAAGACCGGCGAGCAAGATTTCTCGAATTATTTTGTGGGACCCCGGTGCAGCGTGCGCGCCTGGCTTGGTGTAGGGTAGAGACAACGACGGAAGGACATAAAGATGAACGTCAAGACCTGGGAAGTTGTCGAAGAGACGAACGCATGGACTGGTGAGGTCACCACCCGTCACCTTCGCTTCTACTCCAACACCGAACGCACCAACCGTACCTACTCGCAGGTGTACGAGCTGGCGGGACGAATCTACTGGTCAGCGAACATCTACATTGCTTTTCGTCCCGACCTCTCCCGCCTGTTGTCCGGCCGTTATGCCGCTGTCCCCGGTGCGCTCGCAGTGGCGAAGATGCGCGCCTCACGGATTGCGCTGGACGCGCTGCGGAAGGCAGAGACGCGGCGACACGCCGTGTAGGTCAACCGAATAGCGCCCCGGACTGTACGAATGTCCGGGGCTTTCGTGTGCCCAAAAGTCAGAGCGGTGCTCTCGTCTGTGCTACCGTGACTCGATGAGTGACACGGTGATTACAAGCGAATCAAGAGGTGACAGCCATGCCTAGCAATTGGCGATTGGCGAAGAGTCTCGACGTTCTGCGAGACGAGATCAAATCGAAGTATTCCGGGACTACTGTCTGGACTATCGGAGACGCTGACCACCAGAGCGGGTACTCAGATCACAACCCCACGACTAAGGGCGTTGTCTGCGCTATCGACGTCAAGGCCGATGGCGGTATGGAGCTCCACGCCTTCGTGCGGCACCTGGTCACGAACCAGCACCCGAACCTGCGGTACGTGATCTTCAATCGGAAGATCTACCAGCGTAGGAACAAATTCGCTGCACAGGACTACAACGGCAGCAATGCACATGCGACCCATGTGCACGTGTCCGTTGGCAACGGCCCGGATGGCCGGAGCACGAGCGGCTACGACAGCACGGCATCGTGGGGGATCGATGATCTCGGCAAACCCCCCGCGCCCTCCGCGCCAGCGAAGCCGAGCAAGCCGAGTACCGAAAAGAACAGGTTGGGGGACAAGATGCCGACACTCAAACGCGGTAGCAAGGGAACCGACGTGCGCCGTCTGCAAGGGCTGCTCACTGCAAACGGGTACAAGACCAACATGGACGGCATCTTCGGGCCACAGACCGAAAAGAAGGTTCGGGCGTTCCAGTCGAAGCACGCGAAGCCCGTGGACTCCATTGTCGGGAAACTGACCTGGAATGCCCTGCTGGGTGTCTAGGTGCTGCCCGAACTGAGCCCTGAGGTATGGACCGCAGCGGGAATCATCGGGGCCGCGCTACTAGGCGGTATTGTAAGAAAGGTGTGGAATCCCTTGCGTAAGTTCGTCGCAACCGTCGATGCCATCGCGGGCAGGCCGGAGCGCTACCCCGGTGACGAGGAGGCGCAGCCCGGACTTGCCGAACGCTTCGACAGGATCGACAAGTCGATCAAGGGCGTCAACGAGAAGCTGACGGCGATGCGATCCGAAGTCGACGCCGTGAAGACGCACGTACAGAACCTGGAAACGGAGTGCCCGTCATGAGCGGACCACGCGCAACCATCTACGCACTCGGCGCGGCGCTGATCGCAGTGTTCGCCTACTACACCGGAGCTACGTCGGAAGAGGTCGCGCTCTGGGCTGCACTGCTCGCAGCGACGATCCCGTTCGGCGCGCTCGTTCTCGCGACCGTGAAGACGTGGCCGCGCAAGCCGAAGGCGGAATCTGATAATGCCTGAGTGGTGGCTAGTCGCGCTGGCATCGCTCGCGGCTTACCGAGTGACACGACTAGTCACCTCCGACAAGATCACGGAACCGATTTTCGACCGACTGCGGTTCGGACTCGAACGCCGTTGGTACGAGAAGCACGGGCCGATCGGGTCTGATACGCACTTCAATTCGAAGCTGGCGTACCTACTCTCGTGCCCGTGGTGCCTCGGATTCTGGGTGTGCGGCGTGTTCACGGTGGTACTATCGGTGGCGTATGGACTCGATTACCCGATACTCACATGGTTGGCAATGTCAACCGTGGTCGGGTTCTTGGGACGCATCGACGGGGATTAGGGCAACACATGGGACTTCCGGCGTTCGGCACTACGCTCATAGCGTCCGCTTCCGTGCTGTCCCCTGCACGCGCCTACAACCCCCAGTACACCTCCGTACAGGATCAGCTCTGGGATTACTACTACCGGCTGGAAGAGTTCTCGGCTGCGGTCAACTGGAAGGGCAACGCGCTTTCGCGCGTTCGACTGCTCGCAGCTGAGTACATCCCTGGTGGCGACGAACCGTTGCCGATCGCCGAAGGACCGGCCGCCGATGCGGTAGCTCGGCTCGCGGGCGGTATCGGCGGGCAGTCGCAGCTCATGAAGCTCATGGGGATTCACTACAACGTCCCCGGTGAGGGTTGGCTTGTCGGCCACGAAGACGAAGACGGCGAAGAGATTTGGGCGGTATATTCCGCTGACGAACTCCGCGTGCGCGAAGGCGTGTATCAGCTCCGCGTAGGCGAGTCGCAACGCGCCTGGGAAGCGCTCGGGTCTGACACGATGGTGGTCAGGTTCTGGCGTCCCGACGAGCGGTACTCGTACCGCGCGACCTCGGTAGCGGCGCACGCGCTCGGGTCAATGAGCGAGCTTGATCTCATCAATAAGCGCATCGTGGCGGAAACCGTATCGCGTCTGGCGTCGAACGGCATCCTGCTCTACGACCGTGGCAAGCTCTCGTTTCCGCAGACCGCGAACCCCAGCGGTGTGGAAGGGCAGGACCCGTTCGCGCAAGTCCTCGTTGAAGTCGCGTCGCGCGGTATCAAAGACGCGATGAGCGCGGAAGCGGCGCTCAAGCTACCCGTGGGCGTCGACCTCGGGGACAACACCGAAACCAAACTTGCTGATGTCATGATGGCGTTGGACCTGTCGAACCCGATCGATGACAAGCTCATTCCCCAACGCGAAAGCGCGATCCGGCGTCTTGCCACGGCGCTTGACCTTCCGAGTGACCTGCTCCTCGGCGTGTCCGGCATGAATCACTGGGGTGCGGCACAGGTTGAAGAGTCCGGCATCAAACTCCACATTGCGCCTGACGCTGAGATGATCTGCCACGCGCTCACGAAGGGGTACCTCACCCCAGTGCTTCGCGCGGGCGGGCATGACCTGATCGGCCCCAACGGCGGCCGTATCGTCATGTGGTACGACCCGTCGGAGATCGTGCAGCGTCCCGACAAGTCGGATGACGCGATCCTGGCGTATGACCGACTGGAGATCAGCGGTCGGGCGTTGCGTCGTGAGATCGGCATGTCGGAATCGGACAAGCCGAGCTCTGCGGACTTGGACGAGATGACCGATAAGCTCGAACGCCGCAGCATGGGCGCGGCGGCTGTCGCGAACCCCCCACAGGCTGAACCTGAGATGGGCACGGAGTCAACGGAAGGTGACGCAGGTGCCGAAGATCCCGCGAACACGCAGGCGCGGAACCCGGGTGAGGTCTGATGGCTACCGTTCCGCTGCAAACCTTGGAAGAACTCGAACTCAGTTCCGAGGAGTTCGAGGCGCTGGTCATGGCCGGTCTGACGGCCGCGATGATCGAAGTGATGAACACCGAGGACATCGACCGCGCGTTGCGTGAAGCGGATCAGACCGCGATGGACGCTATCGTGACGATCTGGGCTGCGTATGTGGCTGCCGAACTGTCACCTGCGCTTGAGCTGAACATGCTGAACGCGAGCGTTTCCACGATCGCCCATCTCGCCGAAGCGGTCGGCAATCCACTTACGCTGCTCGCTGACCAACCGCTCGACACCGAACTGTACCTACAGCAGGCAGTGAACCGCCTTGTCGGCATCGGCGATGCGCTGTGGTTCAATGCGCGTGCCGCGCTGGTTGAGGGTACCGAGCTTGGCGAGTCGATTCCGAAGCTCGCCGCTCGTGTCCGTGACGCGGTTGGCGTGACTGAAGGTCGCGCGCGGATGATTGCCAGAACGGAAGTCCACGGCGCACGCAACACGGTAGCTATGGGCACCATGCAGCGATTCGAGTCTGCCTATGGCATCCCCGCCGGTGTCATGCGCAAGGAGTGGCAGGCGACCGAGGACACGCGCACGCGCGTAGAACACCGCGAAGCAGACGGGCAGACGGTTGCGTTCAGCGAGCCCTTCATAGTAGGCGGATTCCCACTGGCGTTTCCGGGGGACCCGACTGGACCGGCTTCACTCGTCATAAATTGCAGGTGTAGTCCTCTAGCGGTGTTCAACCCCGCTGATCTGAACCTGAACGACAACGGCGCGGTACTCACACTGAACGCCGCAGCCTACGAAGAGGAGCAACCCATGCCTTGGCGAGTCGAGACGGGCAACGCGGAATGCGGAGCCGGGCAGTATGCCGTGGTCAAAGAGGCTGACGGAGAAGTCGAGGGTTGCCACGACACGGAAGAGGCGGCGCTCGCTCAAATGGCAGCGCTGTACGCGTCCGAAACTGATCGTGCTGCACCGATGGCGCGGAATGTTGCCCCGTGGTCAGGCGTGATCGTGGTCGAAGGTGCACCTGCCTACGACGGCCAGGAGTACGCAGTTGGTGCACTCACGTGGCCCGAACTCGGCGCAACCGAATCACTTGAGATTCCGCTCGGCTGGAAGTACGAACGCGCGCATGGCGGCGTTGACAACGGCAACACCGTGGATGTCGGGCGTGTTGACCACATCGAGCGCATTGGGAACGAGATCCACGCGCGTGGCGTGCTTGACCTGGATTCCCCTTGGGGCCGCGAGGCTGCTCGGCAGATGGGTACCCGGATGGATCCAGGATTCCTCGCGGGCATCTCCATCATCGATGACAGCGGCAACCAAGGTGATGTCGAAGTCGTCATGCCTGATGGTTGCGAAGAGCTGTCCGAGGACGCCGAAGGCTCCGAAATCGCACGCTGCATGACCGCTGAAAAAGTCATCTACCATTCCGGTAGGATTCGTTCCGCAGACCTGGTGAGCATCCCCGCCTTTGTTGAAGCTCGCGTGTACCTGGACGACGAAACCGCTGTGCCCGAACCTACTGCCGATGATCTCGACGCGGAAGAACTCGTCACCGCTTCGGCGTACACGATCACGATTCCCGATCTTCCCCCGGTCGACTGGTTCGATGAGCCGAAAGAGGTTCCCGAGATCGGTGCCATCACGGTCACTGACGACGGCAGGTTCTTCGGCTACCTCGCGCCCAAGCAGGTGGCGCACCGAGGTTACCGCGACAAGCGGGTCACGGTGCCTACGGGCAACGTCGACTACGGCATTTGGATGAACCGCGCAACCATGGTTGACGACGGCAAGGGCGGATACACGAAGATCGCCACCGGCCCCATCACGATGGACTGCGGCCACGCGCCGATGGGTCCGAAGGGCTCGGCTCGGCGCGAGCACTACGACAACGCGTGCTCGGTGGTCGCTACGGCTCGTGTTGGGGAGAACGCGCGCGGCGTGTGGATCTCGGGCGCACTCATTCCCGGTGTCGACGCTGGGCAGGTGGCGCGCATGATGGCGTGCCAGTTGTCCGGCGACTGGGGTCCGCACCGCGAGAAGCCGGGGAAGCGCGAGCTTGCCGCTGCGCTGCTCGTTCCGGTGCCAGGGTTCCCGACGCGTAGCCGGTCGTTCACGATTCAGGGCGGTGAACTCGCCAGAACGGTAACGCCGGTCCGATTCGGTACACACGCGGGCGTGGTTGAGCCTGTGGGGATGCGTGCCGCTGTCGACAGGATGGCTGCTCAAGTGGGCCGCGATCCTGAATCAAGAATGCGTGAGTTCGCCGTGAGCTTGCGCAAGACCTTGAGAGGTGATGAGTGATGGGCTGCAACTGTGGCAAGAAAAAGGGCGGGGTGTCGGTGTTCTCCACGGAGGAACAGGCGCGTATTGCCAAGCAACGGAACGTGACGGTCATGACTTCGGCTGGTTCTTCGAACGGTTCGAAGACGAAGACCGCTACGACGGACAGCTAATAGCACACGATTCCAAGGCGATTTCTCAATTTCGCCTGTGAATCGTGTGTAGAATCCGAGTATTCACTTCAATACACAGAGGGAACGCGATGTCAAAGGACAACGAGGCGGGGCAGACCCTGCCGGACGGGGGCGACGAGCTTACCGCCGCATTGGCGGGTAAGTCCGAAGCCGAACTGTCCAACATGCGTGACGATCTGGTCGCGGCGTTTGACGCCATCTACCAGGACGGCAAAGCGGATATCGACGCTGACGGTTTCGCGAAACTCGAAGTCATCAAGACGCAGATCCTCGCGGTGAACACCACGGCCGAAGAGGTCGCGACAACCAAGCGCGCGAACGCCGAACGGGCCGCCGCTCTCCGCGAGGCCATCAAGCCCGCGAAGACTGAGGCTGTCGAAGACGGTGAAGGCGGCACCGAAGCCGGGGACGACGCTCCCGAGGCTGCGGCTCCCGAAGCGAGGGAACTCGTTTCCGCTGGCATCGATGAGAAGGTGCTCACCGCTTCCATCACGACCGCCATCGGCGAGACCATGAAGGCGTTCGCAGGTGACTACCTCAAGCCGACGACCGACCTGAACCAGCGCGTGCGACTCGGCACGATTCAGCAGTACGCGCCCGACGCCAAGGTGCACGAGGCTCGCTCTGAGGCCGTGATCGTGGCTTCGGCCGACATCCCCGGCTTCGCACAGGGTGGCCGACTCGACAACATCACGCAACTCGGTGAAGCAATGCACCGACGCGCGAAGATGCTCCCGGTCGGGCGCACGGGCAACCCCGAAGCGGTTCCGGTCGCGAGCCTGGAGCGCGAGTTCACGTTCACCCTGAACAAGAACTCCACGCCTGACGACGTGAACGAAGTCCTCAAGGCCGCTGCTGATGAGGATGTCCTCGTGGCCGCTGGCGGATGGTGCGCGCCTTCGGAGATCTCTTACGATTTCTTCAACGTCGTCTGCGAAGACGGCATGATCGACCTGCCGACCGTGGGTCTGTCGCGCGGCGGCGTGCAGTACCCGACCTCGCCGAGCTTCGGCGACCTCGCGTCTGACCCGGGCATCGTCTGGACCTGGACCGAGGCCGACGACATCGAAGCGGTCGACAGCTCGTCTGTCTTCAAGCCGTGTGTGCGTGTCGAGTGCCCGACGTTCGTTGACCGGCGCGCCGACTGTGACGGTTTCTGCGTCACGGCCGGTAACCTGATCGACTACGCGTACCCCGAACTGATTCCCAACTGGCTGCGGCTGGTCATGGCGATCCGTGCGAAGGCAACGAACGCGCGCATCATCGATCTGATGCTGAACGGCGGCGGCTCAGGTGACGCGATCTCCGCGTCCATCGCGGTTGACCACTCCGGCCTGCTCGGTGCGACCACTTCGGCGCTGCTCAGCTCCATCGAGCTGTCGGCGGTCGACTACCGCGAGAAGTACTCCATGTGCTTTGACGCGATCCTCGAAGTCGTCATGCCCCGTTGGGCTCAGGCGGTCATCCGCGCTGACCTCGCGAACCGCGACGGTATCGACGTCTTCGGCGTCACGGACGGCATGATTGCCGACTGGTTCAACATCCGTGGCGTCCGCGTGCAGTTCGTCGGCGACTGGCAGGTCCGGTCCGGCACGGACCCGGGCAGGGCCACCCCGGCCACCGGCTGGCCGCTGACCATGGATTACATGATCTACGCTCCGGGCACCTTCATCCGAGGCAACTCGATGTCGCTCGACCTCGGCGTTGTTCGTGACTCCGTGCTGAACTCCACCAACGACCACACGGCCGCATGGGCTGAGGACTGCTATGCGCTGCTGAAGCCGGGGCACGAGTCCCGCGTGGTCACGGTCGACATCTGCTCGTCTGGCGAGATCGGTGCCCGCACGTTCACGTGCGAGGGCTCGTAATCGAACACGAGACGAAAAGAGAGGAGGTGAGCGGCGATGAGTCGCGGAAGATTCCAGATCCCCAGTGACGCACTGCCGTTCACTTCCCCTGCGTACGACCTGTTGACCACCGCAACGCAGCTCGCACTGCCCGACAACGCTCATTGGAAGATGGGCCTACAGTGGCAGTCGATGTGTCCGGACGCAGATGGTACGTACGGGGAATGCACGAGTCCGGACGGGACACCGGTCCCCGCGCCCAAGGCTGATACTTGGAGCAGGCATACACGCGGAGCGACGCCGGTAACGGTGTACAGCCGCATCGATTGCGCTCCGGTAGCGGAGTGGGACCAGCTTCCCGAGCAGAATCGGCAGGCGCTGCTACGTGCCGAAGCTGCCGAACTGGAACGCATCATCTGGACTGGTGAGGCGGAACAGGACAGCGGCAACGTTACTGTGTTCCCGCACCTTGCCGACGACGGACCGACCGTTATCGACGGGGATGACATCCTCCAGGTTGCCGCAACGGTAGTCACGGACATCCCGCAGACGATCGAGGTCGGCATCGGGATGTTGGAAGACGCTATGCGGGACTGCTACCACGGCGTAGCCACCCTGCATGTGCCGATTCGGCTCGGTGCGCTCATGGCGGAAGCCGTACTGCTGGCACCGCGCGCGGGCGTCATGTACACGTCGTCGGTCGGTTCGAAGGTGGTGCTCGGTGAATACCCGGGTACCGCTCCGGACGGGACGAGCACTGACGGTGTGACGTGGGTGTACGCCACAGGTGCCGTGTTCTTCCAGCGTGAGCCTACGCCGCACACCTTCACGCCTGTCGAGTCGTTCGATCGTGACGTGAACACGCTCAGCATGATTGCGGAGCGAACCTATGTCGTCGGTTGGGATTGCTGCCTCTTGGCGATTCCGATCCTGAACGGCGAAGACATCACATCGTAAGGGGGTTGATACAGGATGTCACAGTGCGCTAATCCAATCAGAGGCGAAATCGTTCGCTTCACACTGCTTGACCAGTGCGGAGTCCCCGTTACGGGTGATGGCTCCGCTCAGGTCACCACGGACGCGTGGACGGAAATCACCGTCACGCCCAACTATGAAGACGGTACCCGCCTTCTTCAGCTCAAGGCCAACGGGGAACCGTGCGTCAACGAGCAGAGCCCGTCATTCCTGAACTGGATTGATGAGGTCACGAACCTGTGCACGCTCGACGTTGACCTGATCGCGCTGGTGTTCGGCGAAGACCCGATTGTGTCGGTTGCTCAGGCTGACTTCGTCGGTGTGCAGTTCGGTACCGGCCTGTTGAATGCGCGTTTCTCCAAGGAGATTTGGCAGCCTGTTGCGGGAGAAGATGCCTGCGACGCCGAAGGCAATCAGCGGTGGATTTATTGGGCGTTCCCGCACGAGTACAACGCTCGTGTTGAAGCGCTCACGTTCACGAACGACGTGTTCACCTTCGGTTTCGCGAGCATGAGCAAGCCCGCGTCGCCGCTGTGGAACATCGGTGACCCGTGGCTGTCCGACTCGCCTGTCAGCACGTGGGAACCGGGGAAGCACTTCGCTTTCGCGATCACCACGGTTCAGCCTCCCGAGCCCGCTTGCGGCGCTGTGGAGATCGGTAGCTGATAGGATAGATGGGCAGATGTAGCCCATCATGCCGGGGGAGCGTTTACCTAGTCACCGGGTTACGCTCCCCCATTTCCATGTCGGAAGGATGACGATGCAGGACGATTCCGTAAGCCCATTTCTCGGTACTGGACATGGCCGATCGGGAACGATGTGGACTGCGGAGTTCTTCACGCGTATCGGTTTCCCCACGTACCATGAGCGACAATTCTCCCCAGTGCGATCGCACACGTTGACGCATCATGAGGTGTCGTGGCTTGCGATCCCGTTCCTGCCATCAATTCCACGTGGCACGAGGATATTGCGCGTGGTTCGAAACCCGTACCATGCTGTTATGTCCGGGATGCAGATGGACTTCCAAGAGCGACCGGGAGCCACGTCGTTTGACCGGTTCATGGAGCAGCATCGGCCTGATATCGCAGACGCACCAGACAAGCTGACACGCATTATCCGGTGGGTGGCGTTGTGGGACTCACCGCTAGATCAGACGCCACATAAGGTGATCCGACCTGATGCTGACGCGTTGGACCGGCTAGGCGAAGTGGTCGAGTACGCGACGGGCATATCGGTCTCTCAAGAGCACACGGCGCACGCGTGCGCACAGCTCGGCAGCAAGGTGAACACGAAGGCAGTGCGCAGGAACCCAACCACACGTGAGGACATCGATGGGCATCCCGAAGGCTGGCGAATCCGGGAACGAGCGGAACGGTTCGGGTATGCTTGAGTCGGTGATCCCGCAACTGATACACTCACATGTTCTTAGGATGGAGGAGGACAAAGATGCACGACAACACGACATGCAAGATTGATGGATGCAACTCCAAGGTTTCTAGGCGCGGGTGGTGCAACGCTCACTATCTGAAGTGGTATCGACACGGTGACCCTAACCGAGATTACAACTCAGAAACTGAAATCACGGAAAGATTTTGGTCAAAGGTTGATGCGTTTGGGGATTGCTGGGAGTGGTTGGGAAGCAAAACTGCTGCAGGTTACGGTGTCTTTTCTGAGAGAAACTGCAAGGTGTATGCACACAGGAAGGCGTACACGGTCTTGATAGGTCCGATCCCTGATTCGCTGGTGATCGACCATCTGTGCAGAAATGTTTCGTGTGTCAACCCCGATCACCTCGAAGCTGTTACGCAGGGCGTTAACGTAAAGCGGGGGATCGCACCAATGGCGGTAAACGCCAAGAAAACACACTGTCCTCGTGGACATGAGTACACGCAGGAGAACACGTATCGTAAACCTCGAACAAACTATCGTGAGTGCCGACAGTGCACAAGGGTTAACGCCGCGTCTCGTGGGGGTGCGTCGTGACAATTCCTCACGTGATGCACCACATCTGGCTAGGTAGTCCGTTGCCGGAACATCTTGCCTCGAACATCCGGGAGTGGCAAAGACTTCATCCCGAGTGGGAATCATTGGTGTGGGGCGACAAAGACTTCGGCTGGCTGCAAAACCAAGCACTGTTTGACCGGGCAGGCGATCTGGTCCCTCGTGACGCTGTTTGGCAGTTCAAATCTGATTTGTGTAGATACGAAATCCTGTTGCAGTACGGCGGATGGTACTGTGATACAGATACCCGTCCTCTTCGTGCGATCGATTCCGCGCTAGCTGGGCATGACGTGTTCGCGGCGATGGAAGATAGCAATTACGTGGGAAATACCTATCTGGGTTGTACTCCTGATCATCCGATAATGCGTGAGATCATCGGGGCCATTCCCAGAAACGTCAACCGTAACCAAGGTAAGCGTCCGAACGTGCTTACGGGACCTAAATTCATCACTCCGATCTGGAAGCGGAACGGGGGGTATGCGGCACAGCCTCACCTTTGGTACCCATATAGCTACACTCACGTGAAAAGCGGAACTGTTCCTACCGATTATCACCCGGAAGCGTTTGCGGTTCACGAGTGGTTTCACACCAAGAGCGTTATGGAGGCAAGACGTGCTGTCACTCGATGAACTCGCCGAACTCGACGGGCTGATTCCCCGCGAAGTCGGCGAACACCTGCTCAAGCTCGCGGCGCGCGTGCCAGTCGATCAAGCCATCGTGGAACTCGGATCGTACCGAGGCAAGTCCACGTGCTACCTGGCGACCGGAGCGCGGCAGGGCAACGGCGCGCACGTCTACGCCGTTGACGCGTGGTCCGAGGAGGTTTCTGCGTGGCGCAGCAAGATTCTTGATCGGCTGCCTTCCCCGTTGTACGCGGACTTCCGTGCGCAGGTCTCGAAGGCCGGTTTCAGCGACGAACACGTAACCGCTGTCAAGTCACTGTCGACCATGGCCGGTGACCACTACGAAGGGCCGCCGGTCGGCCTGCTGTACATCGATGGGGACCACGCGAAGCGCGCCGCTATCGCCGATCTCCGTGCATGGCGATCGCACCTCACTGACGATGCCCTGGTGGTCTTCGATGACTACGCCATGACGAATAATCCCGGTGTCAAGGTCGCGGTTGAAGCGCTCACCGAATCCGGCGAGCTTGCCGACGTGCAAGAGGTCGTGTCGCGCATCGCGGTATGCAAGCTCGGTGCCGTTCGTGGCACACGAAAGCCGGGAGTGGGGAAGTGAAGTCAATCAACTACACGCCCGCAGGTTACTGGGATCGCAGGTACCGCGAGGGTCGAACATCTGGCGCGGGCTCCGAAGGCGACGAAGGCGCGTACAAGGCGGCGTACGTCGAACGGTTCATCATTGATAACGATGTTGAGAGCGTGATCGACTGGGGGTGCGGAGACGGGCAGGTACTCGCACAGATCGAGCTGAACGGCGCTCGATACACCGGCATCGACGTATCTGAGACGATCGTCAAGCGCATGCGTGAACGGTTCCCGCATCGTCGGTTTCTATCGTCAACCGACGCGCATGATCGTTGGTCGCACGAACTGGGGCTCAGCATGGACGTGCTGTTCCACCTGCCCGACGACGCCGATTACTTCGGCTACCTTGATCAGCTTTTCGGCAGTGCGACGCGGTTCGTGGTCATCTACGCCACGAACTACGCGGGTGGCCGAACGGCGCGGCACGTCTTCCGACGCGAGTTCACGCCCGACATCAAGGAGCGGTTCCCCGACTGGAAACTCACGACTGTTGAGACGCCGCTCCGCGAAGGGCTCGCGTCGTTCTTCGTGTACGAAAAGAAGGCATGATGCGACTCTCAGTGAAGATCATGGCGCACAAGAAGCGTGCGCGGCATATCCCCGGCCTCCTCGAACGACTCGGACTCACCGATAAAGACGTGATCTGGGATCGTCGCAGTGACAGGTGGGATACCGGCCGTCGCGCATGGGAAGCGGTAGACCAGACGGCCGACTTCGGATGCGTGCTCCAGGATGACGCATTGGTGCCGCTTGACTTCATCGCAGGCATGGAAAAGGCGCTGACCTACCTGCCCGAACGCGCGCTCGTATCTCCGTACACGGGAACACGCAGACCTTCGGCAAGCCGTGTCGAACGCGCTGTGATCGAGGCGCGCAAGGCGGGTGTGTCATGGATTCGTATGCCGTCGCTGAACTGGGGTGTCGGCATCATCGCGCCGACAGACATCATCGATCGCATGTTGCCGTGGTGCGACAAGCAGCAGTACCCGAACTATGACCGCCGTATCGGCCGATACGCCATCGACGTTCTCGGCATCCCCACGTGGTGTACGTGGCCCTCACTCGTGGATCACCGCGATGACGACAGCCTCGTGGGACACGGGCAAGGCCGCAAGGCGCATCAGTTCCTCGGTGAGGACGTTTCCGCGCTCAGCGTGAAGTGGGACAGCTCTTACGTTGATCTCTCCCCGAAGATGGTCGTAGGGCGTCGTTTCCCGAAACGGCCCGTCGCTAGCGTCTTCAACCCGCAGCCTGCCGAAGAGGTGTCGGGGGTGCGAGCGGCCCGCGTGGCGAGCAACCGACAACGTGCCGCTTCGGTGCTACGCGTACCAAGGCAAGGCGGAACACCTGATGTACCGCCGAAGCGCCCGGCATAGCGTCTCACAGGCGGTACACTGATCTGCACGGGGGTTGGCAATGGCGATAGCGCAGTACACGGACAAATTCTGGTATCCAGATGGCACGCTGGCGACAAACATTGCGGTGCGTATCTTCCCGCTGAACTCGAACATCCTCGCGCCGCTGTTTGCTGATCTTGCCGCTACGGTTCCGTTGGATAACCCGCTCACGACCAGCGGAACCGGTGACATATCGTTCTTCGCCGAAGAGGCCGAATACTGGCTGCACATCGACACCGAGACGTTCCGTATCCGGGTCGGTCCCGAACCCATCGACCCGGCCAGTGAAATTGCCGCAGCCGTCCTATCGACGGGCATCACGGCCGGGGGCGACCTCTCCGTGAACGCCGTAAGTTCCTCCGCTATCGACATCGCCCCGCTCACCGGGTACATCACTGATTTCACGCCCGACCCGTTCGCGCCGACTATCACCCGCATCACGTACCCGGGCGGGACGGTGGAAATGGACGCGGGTGCGCTGGCCCGGACGGCCACGGCGTGGCTCATGGACGCGGGCCAAGTGATCACACAGCAAGCGCTACCGCCCTCGAACGCGCAGCGCCGCACCCATATTTTCCTTGGCGTGACCGCACAAGTCGGCGGCGTCATCATTGTCGACCAGTCGCTACCGGTCATCATGCAGCAACCCGCGAACCAGCTCACGGACCTCATGACCGCGCTCGGGGCGTTCAACATCTCCGGGAACCAGATCACCCCCAACGGCGTCAACCGCATGATCGACCACGCCGCCGGGACCCTGTTCTCTCAGGCGTTCAACCACTTCGTGGGGTCGGTACAGACGGACGACCCGCACGTGTCCATCAGCGGCGCGCATTCACCGGTGAACTTCCGCTACGCCACTCGTGACGTGAATGTACTGTTCGGACCGTTGACGAACCTGGTCGACGTGGCGAATTACGATGTCGGCGGCGTCGTCACGCCTGTCGGCGGCGGCGCGAACACCAGCACCATTCACCGTGTGTTCATGTTCGCGAACAATAACCCGGATGACCAGATTGTTTTGCAGTACGGGCAAACCACGTATTCGAGCCTCGCCAACGCCGTCAACTCTATCGGCGCCGGAACGTTCATACCGAACCCGCTCATGCGGGCCGCCGCGTTCCTCGGGTATATCTGTGCCACCCGCACCGCCACGAACCTCTCCGACACCGCGCAAGCCGTGTTCGTGGCCGCAGGAAAGTTCGCCACGCCGTAAGGAGGTCCCATGCCAGTTATCAATCCTATCCCGACAGCCGCAACGGCTGGAGGTGCAGCGTTCGGTTCGTGCCAAGCGTGGAATCTGTCGTGCGCTACTTTCCCCGAATCGGTGACGCCGGAGCTTGAAGCCACGGCGGCAATGATCGCCACCGAAATCCTGTGGAACCGAACGAAACGCCAGTTCGGCGTCTGCTCGGTGAAGCTGCGACCGTGCCGGAAAGACTGCCTCCCCGCTGGTCCGTGGATTCCCACGACGGGCGGGTGGTACGACTTCACCGGCTCATCGTGGCCGTTCCCGCAGCCCGCACTCATCGGCGGCGCGTGGATCAACATCGCGTGCGGATCATGCTTCTCCGACTGCTCGTGCTCGCACATCTCCGAAGTGCGCCTTCCATATCCGGTAGCCTCGATTACCGAGGTCAAGGTTGACGGCGTTGTGCTGCCTTCCACGGCTTATCGCGTGGACAACTTCAACCTCCTCGTTCGCATCGACAGTGAGGAGTGGCCGCGGTGCAACGATATGAACCTCGAAGACACCGAGGTAGGTACGTGGTCGGTGACCGCCGATTACGGGCAGGAGGTTCCCGAGCTCGGCAAGCTCGCAGCTGGTCAGCTCGCGGTGGAGATCGCGAAACGGTGCGTGAACGCCTCCGGTTGCGTCCTACCATCCGGCACCGTGCAGGAGGTGACGCGGCAAGGCGTCAAAAAGGTGTTCTTCGATTCAGAGACGGCTTTCAAAGGCGGCATGACGGGTATGTACTGGCCTGACCTGTTCATCAAGACGTACAACCCGAGCGGCACTGGTATCGCCACGATCTTTGATATCGACGGGTCACGACCACGGCGGGCAGGTACCTCCTGATGGTGTTCACCAATGCGAACCCCTTCGCGGGGTACGAACTCGCCGAGCACCTGCGAGACTGCATCGTTCCCTACCTTGAGGGCACGACCACCGGCCTGCCCGGTCGGGTGTGCATCACGACGGGGCAAATCGCCTGGGACGACTGCGAGTGCGGGCAGCTCGTTGTCTCGCTTGACAGGCCGTACGAGTCGGGCACGTTCCCGAATCCCTGGGATGCGACGGAGAACGCAGGCACGCGCAAGTGCGGTGCTCCGCTGTTCGTGTTCCAGTACACGGTGTCAATGCTCCGGTGCTCACCGACCGGTGACGACATGGGGAACCCTCCCCCGTGCTCTGAGGTCGACGCAGCGGCGCGCGTGGCTATCGAGGACGCGTGGGCGGTACGGGCCGGACTCATGTGCTGCCTATGCGCGGGCTCCACGCGTACTGACGGGGTGAAGCTGTTCGACCGGTACACGATCGGTCCTCAAATCATGGTGGGGCCTATGGGAGGCTGCCAGGGCTCCGCGGTCACGGTGCAGATCGGTGTGCCCAACGGCGGATACCCTTGCGATATCAGTTAGGGGCGTCATGGCGACATCAAAGGTTCGGCATTCAACCAATTACGGGAACATCCGCGTACTGATGACCTCTCCGACTTCCGGTGTCGTGATGAACCTACGCGCTCGCGCGCTCGCCACGCAGGCAGCCGCTAAGCGCCGACTCAACTCCGATCCGCGTCGCATCGATACGGGACTGCTGGTGAACTCCATTCAGATTCGGGAGTACATCCGAAACGGTGCTATTGTTGATCGGATCGGTACCGATGTCGAGTATGCCAACTACGTGCACCAAGGCACTCGGTACATGGAGCCCAACCCGTTCCTGGTTGACGGACTTCGGGAAGGCTTCACGCAGTTTTCCTAGAAAGGTGACATCATGACTCGTAAGAGCTTTACCACTCGCAAAGACCGCATCGATTTCGACATCGATGAAGAGGTGTTCTACCTCCGGCCGAACGTTTCCGCAGGTCAGATGTTCAACGTGTCGTCCCTCAAGGGCAAGATGGACGCGGCGATGGGTGACCCCGACAGCAACGCGGGAAAAGTGCTCATGCAGGAACTCAGGGAAGTCTTCGAAGAGGAATCGTTCAATCGATTCGAACGGCGATTTTGGGGCGAGTACGGACCCATCGATATCCAGACGTTCAATGAAATCATCGAATGGATCTTCGGCGAAGCACTGGGAAAAGAGCCTACCCCGCAGTCCTAGCACTGACGGACCTTGTTCTGAGTGAGAAGGTCTGGCCTGTTTTCGACGGTTGGTGCGCCTCCCGAGGTATCGACCATGAGGATATGCGTTGGGATCGATGGCTCAACCTGGTGTACTACTTCGCCACCCGGAACGCCTCAACCGAGGACAAAGAGAAGTTCGACGCGGCGATTGCCGAACAGGTAGCGGAGTGGAATCTACGGAAGTCGCAACCTGCTATCGCCAAGGCACTTGCGGCTCCGAAGAGTGGGAAACCGGAACGCAAGCGCGCGCCGAAACCCGCATGGTATGGCGACGACAAGACGAACACCTTCAATTCGAAGGCTGCAATGGCGACGTTGACCGCACCGGGAGTGAGCGGCAGGAGACGCGGGAAATAGGCGGTACACTGTGAGCGCAGGTTAACGGGGTTGAGGTGCGGTAATGGCTGGTCCGCTCGATGAAGCGTTTGTCGAGATCACTGCCGAGCTTGACACTCGGCAACTACAGCGTGCCGCGCGGTCCGCCAGCCGCACTGTTGAGCGGTCGCTCACACGAGGTGTTGACCGCGCCGAGAGGTCGATTGCACGGGGCAGCGGGCGAATCGGGTCACAGGCCGGTGAAGATTTCGGCGACGGGTTCGGTTCCGGACTACGCGACACGTTGTCGTCTATTGCTGACATTAAGCTTCCGGTACCAGCTTTTGCCGCATTGGGCCTCGCACTCTCCGCCGCAGCGGCATCCGCCGTGCAGTTCGCAGCCGCGTTGGCACCTGCGGTAGGCATCGTGGCGGCGTTGCCGTCCGGCATCGGCGTGCTATCCGCAGGGCTGTCTACGCTCAATGTAGCGACGCTCGGAGTAGGGGAAGCATTCGAGGCAGCGGCCACGGGCAGCGCCGAAGAGTTTCAAGAAGCCATCGAGGATATGGCACCTGCGGTGCAGGATGCCGCTCAGGCCATCCGGGACATGATGCCGGAACTTGAAGAGCTACGCGACACCGTACAGGATGCGTTCTTTCAGGACTTTGATGATGTTCTGAACTCGCTTGCGGAGACGCTGCTTGGTCCGGTCACCACAGGCATGACCGCAGTCGCCACCGAAGCCAACGGCGTCATTACCGCCCTTGCGGGCGTGGCAACCTCGGCGCAGGGTATCGAGTTCGTCAATCAGAGCTTTGACATCATGGCGACGATCCTTGCCCAGATGCAGGAGCCACTGACGGCGCTATTCGCCGCGTTGCTGAACGTCGGTACCGCGCTCAATGCGGCGTTCGGGGATACCGCAGGGCAGGGCATCGCCGACGTGACAACACGGTTCGCGGAGTTCTTGAACCAAGCCGCCGACTCTGGGCAAGCCGTAGCGTGGGTGAGCGACGCTCTCGCCGTGTTCCAGGCGATCGGCGATATCCTCTCCCCGATCATCGGTATCATCGGGTCGATCGGTGCCGCTGCGCAGGCAACCGGCGGCAACATCCTCGGTGTGTTCGGGCAGGCCCTACAGGTCTTCGATGACTTTCTCGCATCGGCGCAAGGGCAGTCGGCGCTGATCTCGATCTTCGAGGCGCTGAACCAGGTGGGAGCGGCGTTCGGTACCGTCCTGGCGAACATCGCCCCGGCATTGCCCCCGCTTTTCAGCGGTTTGTCTAGTATTCTCAGTGCGGTTATCCCCCTCCTGGGACCTTTGTCTAAATTGGTCGGTTCTGTCCTAGGTGCGCTTGCGCCCATTCTTGGCGCGGTTGCATCTGCCATTCAGCCGCTCATCGGACCTTTGACAAAAGTGCTTGATCTGCTTGGACCGATCCTTGTTGACGCGATTACGGCGCTTATGCCGATTATCGAGCTACTTGCCGATTTGCTCGGCGGTGTGCTAGGTGTCGCAATTGAGCTAGTTGCATCCGTTTTGGAGGCACTAGCCCCGGTTATCTCTGCTGTACTCGAAGCGCTGCAGCCTTTGATCGAGTCACTAGAACCGCTATTTCAGGTGCTCGGCGTTGTCGCAGATCTGATCGGTACTGTCCTTGGCCCGATCATTCAGGTACTCGGCGCTGGCTTGCTGTGGCTTGTAGATAACGTGATTATCCCGTTTGTGATCCCCGTGATTGAACTGCTGATCAACCTACTTGCGGCTGGCCTCGGAGCAACGATTCAATGGGTAGTTCAGCAGTTCCAGGGGGCAGGCGAAGGACTAGCGGTTATCTTCAACTTCATCCGCGAGGCCGGGCAGGTGCAAGTTGATGCCATGATTGCCGCTTGGCGTGTGTTGAGTACGTCTTTCCAAGTGGCGTGGAGCGTTATCAACGCTCGGGTGTTCACCCCGCTCAAAAACGGGATCAACACGGTTAAAAGCGTCGTTTCGGCTGCTCTGTCTGGTATCCGGTCGAGTTGGGACAGCTTCGTCAGCTTCATCAAGGGCATCCCGGGCAAGATCAGCGGCGCACTCAGCAGCATGTTCTCACCTCTGGCGACGGGGTTCAAATCCGCTATCAACTCAGTCATTCGCGGGTGGAACAGCCTGTCGTTCTCGGTCCCCTCGGTCGACCTCGGACCGCTCGGCAGCGTAGGCGGCTTCACTGTCTCGACACCGAACATCCCGCTACTTGCCTCTGGCGCACTGGCGACGGGGCCGACCCTGGCCATGGTCGGCGAAGGCCGGTTCAATGAGGCGATCCTTCCGCTAGGCGACCCGCGCGTAGACAGCTTGCTTGCTTCGGCATTGAGCCGTGCAGGAGCCGGTAACCAGGACGCGCGCGGCGGTGGAGACACGATCAATGCCACAGGTGTCAGCGGTGACAATTACTTCGTAGTGAAGATCGGCGATCGGGAGATTACTGATATCGTTGTGGAGAAGCAGAACGAGATGAACCGCAACCAACTGCGCAGGGCTCGCGCGGGTACCGGAAGGCTCGCATAATGGCTACGTTGACCGCACAGTACTTGCCAAGCTTGGGACGTGTCCGGCTTACCCTCGGTGCTCCGACTCCGAACATCAGGTACCAGCTCCAACGCTCTACTGACGGTGGCACCACGTGGGTTGACGTGCGCGGCGGGTCCGGCATGGGCACGCAAGGCGTCACTGCCGTAGACGACTACGAGTACACGCCGAACGCCGATAACCTGTACCGCGTGCTAGAGCCGGTCTTCTACGACTCATTCAACCGCGCATATCCAAATGGAGGCACGCTCGAACTGACCGGCTCTGCGACCAGCTATGCCAGCACGCCGGACGCTGCCTCACTGGACCTCACAGGAGATCTTGACATCCGCGTTGATGCCACGATGACGTGGCACAGCATGACCAGTACGCTACTCGGTAAGTATGTTACTACCGGCAATCAGCGCTCATACCGAATGGTCATCATCCCCGAAGGAAAGATCCGACTCGTCTACTCCACGGATGGATCTAACGCGTTCCTGTTCACCTCAACCGTACCTGTGCCTATCACGCAGGGGCGACTTGCCGTTAGGGTCACGCTTGACGTAGACAATGGGGCCGGTGGGCACACGGCTACCTTCTATACGTCCGTAGGCGGTGTGGACAACGGATGGGTGCAGCTCGGAACTCCAGTAACCAGTGCTGGCACGCTTACGCTATTTTCGGGTACGGCACCGCTAGAGGTTGGATCAAGTACCAACGGTACACAGAACCTGTTGACAGGGCAGGTGCACGCGGCGCAGCTTCGTTCCAGTATCGGCGGAACCGTTGTCGCGAACCCTGATTTTTCTGCACAGGCTCCCGGAACCGTCAACTTCGTTGACTCAACCGGCAAGACCTGGACGGTACACGCAGGTGCATCCATCATCACGATCGCACCGGTACCCGGTACCGACTGGGGTACCACAGACACCGGGCAAGCCTGGAACACCGGCACCTCTTCCAGCGGTTTCGCGGCGTGGGTGAACAACGGCGTTGGCGTAGTCCGGAGCACGCAGCCGAACGGACACATCGTTGAGCAGTTGACCGATGCCATCCCCGGACTAGAAGATGGCGATCTCACTTGGTCCGCAATCTTCCCCGGTTCACATGATTCCATGGACGTATCGGTCGAATGGGGCGCGGGGCTCAGGTCTACCGACTTCGCCAACATGTACGAATCGAACCTGCGGTTTCGCACCGAAGCTGATGACTTCGCGGTTGAGCTGAGTATCGGGAAGTTCGTCGCGGACGTATACACGCAACTGGGAACCGCCACGGTCGGCATTTGGACCCCTGGCATCCCGTGGCATGTACGTTTTCGCGTGCAGGGGACCAGTCTTGCGGCGAAGGCGTGGCATGAAGGCGGCAGCGAGCCTTCCAACTGGACTGTGTTCGTAACCGATACTTCTATCGTTGCTGGTACCGCTGTGAACATGCGGTCTTTCAAGGCCAGCGGTGACGCGTTCGAGCAGTGGTTTGGGCCGATGTCGGCCGATACGATCCCGCCGACTGTCGGTGCCACGGCTGCAATCACCCCGACGCAGCTAGAGACGTTTCTCAAGTCGATCACGTACCCGCTCTTGAACCGGGAACTGGATTGCGTGAACTGGGATGCTCTCAGCCGTGACTCGCGTGCGGGATTCTTCGACATCAAAGGGCGTCACGAGATCCTGGCGATCGCCGACGTGGGATCATCCGGATCGTTCACGCTGACGTTCGCTACGGAGGATGACGCCACGCTTCGCGGTGTGCGCTCACTGCTGACGTACGGGGGCATCCTGTACCTGCAACCACCGGGCGACGTTGAGGAGGACTGCCCCACCGATTACTCCGGCATTCCTGACGGGTACGTGATGTGGGACGGGCACGAGGAGCGGCACTCACTGCCGGGAACGAACATCAGGGGTTGGAGCGTCGGCTTCGTGCGGGTGGCCGCTGTAGACCTGAACGGCGTCATCCCCACTACCATCACGTGGCAAATGCTTTGGGACATGATCGGAGCAGACGGCACCTGGGAAGACGTGTGGGCCACGTGGCCGACCTGGCAAGATCTTTGGCTAGAAGAGGGTAGCGCGAGCTCGTTCGGGGGGGAAGTGCTGTGACCGACAGGACCAATAACGACCTGGCGGCGTTGCTGACGCCAGCGCCTTCGCGCGGTGTCCAGTTCAGTCAGGCGAAAGTACTCACCTGGAATAATGAGACGCTGCACAACACCTTGGAATGGCGCGGCATCACGATTACCGACGTTCCGATCGTAGAGGGTATCAACGCGCTCGTGATCCGGCCGGGTGATGTCGTCGGTATGCTCGGGTGGGCCCCTGAGAACGCCAAGGGTGTCGGTACCTGGTGGATTCTCGGGAAGCTCTCCAATCCCGGTGAGTTCGTTGCCGATCTGAATGTCACTGCTAAACTATTTACGTTCGTCACCGAAGACGGATACCCACTTGCCTTCTTCGGGAAAGAACTCGACGGCGATCCCGCGTGGGCACTATTCTACGGCGGTATTGACGAGCAGCGCGCTTTGACCATTCTCAATGGCGAATCGCTGTACGCGCACTACCGTGACGGCACTGTCGCGTGGAGAATTCAAGGGACGCTAGGTAGCCAGTTCTTCGCCATCAACGACGAGTCTGGCAACGAAGTGTTCTCTACGGATGGAGCAAGCCAGACCGGTCTAGCGCGTCCTTACCTGAACATCCCTATGACACCCTCTTCTGGAACGTCTGTTGTCATCGGTGGCCCATTCTGGCCTGCGTTCACTAACGTGAACTACCAGGAGGTGTTCCACGGGTTCAGCACGATTTGGCATCCGCGCATCTCTGTCGGCGTACAGCAGAGCGTCACGGCCGGTACCGTGGAATGGCAGCTTCGTCTTGACGGTGTTACGGCTGGGTCCGGCTCGGGTGGTACAAACGCCACGTTCAACGTGCCGGGGTGGGGGTCCACTACCAACCCTGGCGCTTTGCGTTCAGTGCAGCTCTTCGCCCGGAACACCTCAGGGACACAGTCGCGTGTGAACGTCGATCGCTGCTACGGATTGCAGTCGTAATGGTCACCGCTGCCGACTTCGCAGAGCTTATCGCCGGATCCCATACCGCGCGTTTCCGCGCCACGCTCGTTGAGGGGTACCAGACCGGAAGCGATCCTTCCGGCCTGGCGGTTCGTGTCGTCAGCGGCGGGGTCGAATTCGACGCTTCGGCCGACATTCGAGCCACAGGCGGCGTGACTGTCGTGCAGGAATGGCCTACCGCTCGTGACCTGGGCTTCGCGCCGTACGGCAGTGAGGTGTTTCTCGCTCGTGGGGTCGAGACCGGTGCGGCGGGCGTGCTGTGGGCACCGCTCGGGTACTACCGGATCAGTGCCACCACACAGTCTGATGCGGCCCGTGGCCCACTGTCGTTGGACCTTGAGGATCGCATGGCAACGATCATCGACAGCCGGTTCATGTCGCCGCGCCAGTGGCTCACTGGCACGCTGGTAGGCGACATCATCGATGAGGTTGTTCTTGAGGTGTACCCGGATGCGGTGATCGTCTGGGATGACGACTCCGATCAATCACAACTCGGACGCTCGTTGATCGCGGAGGAGTCTCGTCTAGAGATCATCAAGACGTTGGCTGACGGGCTTGGTAAAATCTTCTATTGGGATGAGATCGGGCGTCTCGTTTTCAAAGACATTCCCTCTGAAACAGACATCATCTGGACAGTGAACGCCGGTCATGACGGGGTCATGGTTGAGGCCAACCGGTCGCTGTCGCGAGAACGCGTCTACAACGCGGTCGTTGTCACCGGTGAAGGTGCGGACCAACTCACCCCGGTTCGCGCGGTGTCTGTCAACGCTCAGGAGTCGAGCCCTACCTTCTTTGGTGGTCCGTTCGGGCGGATACCGCGCTTCTACTCTTCGTCGTTCATCACCACGCAGTCGCAGGCCGAAAACGCGGCGGTCAACCTCCTGCGGCAGACGCTCGGCGCACCGTACGATGTCGGCCTGTCTGCGGTACCCAACCCTGCCGTAAGACCGTATGACGTGATTCGAGTGGTGTACAACGACGGCACGCGGGAGACGCACATCGTTGACCGCGCGTCGATTCCCTTCGATGTGTCATCTCCGATCGCGATCGCCACTCGGCAATCTACCATCATCCACGTGGGGGTTCTCTAATGCCTATGACACCGACGTACGGGTTCGAGTACGAAACCCCGTTGACGAAGCCGGGAATCACGCTGACGGGTGACTCGGACGGATCGTCACCGATTCTTGCTGAACAAGTTGAGACTGCGCTTGCTGGCATCGACGCGCGTCTCGCTTCGGCCGAAGGTGACATCGCTGCACTGCAAGCTGTGTCGCCGAGCGATACCGGTTGGATTGCGCTGGGTGTTACCGCAGGTAGCGGCTACTCGGTGACTACGAACCTCTATCGTAGATGGGGACCGGTCGTTTCGATCCTCATCAACCTGGAGCGCACCGGCGGTGCCTTTGCGGCCAACAGCCAGGGCGGCATCGCCGATACCACGATTTGCACGATCAGCACCGCTGAGGCGCGTCCTGACCAGCGGTGTCAATGCGTCGCTAGGATCACCTTGACCTCAGGCATGTTGGATATCAACACCACAGGGATTATCACGATCACGGATATGCACTCTGACTCGCTGGTCAACACGAACGACATCATCCGCATTCAACACACCTACTTCGTGTCGACGTTCAACTAGGGGATACCGATGCCGAACACGAGCAACTACGGATTCGACTACGAGTCGCCTACGTCCCTACCAGGGACAACGCTCACCGGGGGGCCTACCTCATCGCTGCCGATCTTGGCCGTACAGGTGGATGCTGCCCTGGCTGCATTGAACACCACGGTGGTAGACCAGGCATCGTCGATCGCTGACCTCGATGCACGGATCGACACCAATCAAACGAACATCACGAATCTGACCAACTGGACACGTCACGGTACGGTGCTCGTCAACTTCACGTCGTCGGGAAGCTTCACGACAGTCGTGAACTTCGGGTTCACGTTCCCTACTGTCCCGGCTGTGGTGACGAACATCGATTCGGGCGCGGGACCGACAGCACGTTTCGAGACACGAGCAATCACGTTGACGACAACAGGCTTCACGCTCTTCGTGTACTCCAGCGTTGTCGGTGGTACGGCCACATGGGTTGACGTTCCTGTGAGCTGGGTTGCTAACTATCGTCCGTAAGTACCTGACGCTTGCGGCAACGCCATGTGACGGCACAGCTCGCGCATACCTGCCACTCCTCATCTTCTGCTGTGATGACGAGGCTTCCCTTACAGACCGGGCACGCGACACGATACCGGAGGCGGATCATCGCGCGCCGCTGCTTGGGCGATAGTCCACCCCATACGCAGTAGGCAAACCCGCCGTTCATCTGGTCGCTGTCGAGTCCCGCGAGCAGGCATTCACGCCGCACCGGGCACTGCTTACAGAACGCTGCTGCGGTAGGGCTGACAATGCCGTCGTTGGGATCTGCATCCCATGGGTCGATGCGTGCCGCATATCCGCGACATGCAGCTTTGTTCCGCCAGTCGGGCCGTGGCACCTTGCTTTCACTAGGTGCCCCTGACAGTTTGTCACCGTGTTGTGTCAAGTTGTTCGCCTCTATCTTTCCCCGTAGCGCTTATCGGCTCGCAACAGGTGCAGCGCACGAAGTCCTGATACCCACATGGCCGCAGCCAGCGTCAGGATCACGGTGGGGAGCACCCACGGGTGCTCGTACATGAACTGCTCTCGCGGAGTCCAATGCACCATGTCGATAGTGTCGTTCGACAGTTTCACGGCTACCGCCAGTGCGATTACCGTGGTGAGCGTGCAGAGTGCTGTACCGCCTGCCCATGCTGATAGTTCAACTTTGAACCGATACCAGTTCATCGGAGTCGACGCGCCTTCCCGCTGTCCTCGAACCGTTGCGCCAGACGCTCAGCGTGCCGAATGGAGCGGCACGAGCGCGTGTCGATGGCCTTGGTCCCCCACTTATCGTCAACGGACTGCACCCACAGATTCGCCTTACCGGTCGTTGTCGCCAGCAGGATGAACCTGTACCTGAAACTTTCCGCGTTGTACCTGTTCGGGCTCTCTGCGTCTTTCTGCCATTCGAGTCTCATCGGTCATTCCTCCTGTTGAACGCTGCCTCAAGTTTATCTCTGCGGTATCCTCGCACCTTCTCACCGTTGCCCATTGCGAAGGCGTTCGGCTCAACCTCGACGCCGTGCACGCGCATACGCACGTGCACCTCAGTGTCAGCGACACCGAGCGCGATAGCGAGCCGAGCTGTTGACACACCTTGCAGCCCCTCGGACAGTTCAAGCGCGACCACAAGCGCATCTTTCGCGTCGACCACGGGGGCGAGCGTCTTCGCCCGACGCCACGGCGAACGCGGTTCAAGCGCCTTCACGTGCTCTTTCGTCATGTGCCACACGCGGGTAGGGTCCGGTGTCCGGTCCTCACCTTGCACGCGAACCAGCGACCACCCGCCCTTGAGGAGGTCTTCTGCGTGCCATCCCTTAGCGGTGGCGTCCTCGCCAAGCACGTTGCGAGCCTCGGTGGGGGACGATACCGCCATGCACACCTGCGAGGTCAGCTGAGCCGAGATAGCGGAGTCGAGACCCTTACCGGGGCCGGTCACTGTGGGTTTCTGCGTGGCCCACCAGAGCGGAATCTCTGCCGATCGTGCGCGTCGAGCGATCGAACGCAGTCCGGTCACGGCGTCGGGCACTTCCGACATGAGTTCTGCACCCTCATCGACAACAACAACGATGCGCGGACGTTCTGGCGTAGGCTCCCAGGTGTCGAGGCTTTCGGTACGCATGATCGCCTCACGCTCTTTCATCTCGGTCACTAGATCGCCAATGACCGACTGGATACCGTCTGCCTCGGATTCGACGCGAGCGACATGTGACCACAGCGCGCCTTCTACTTTCAGGTCGATGATGACGATCATGGTGTTCGGGAGCGCGAGCGCTTCCGCCATGAGCACACGCAACGCCACCGACTTGCCAGCACCGGACATGCCCGCGACACTGAGCCGGTCGGTCACGTCGACACTGACGACTTCGCCCGTGTCCGCGTTGAGTCCCAGTCCCTTTCGTTCCGGTGACCAGGTGAGGTCAAGGTCCCGCACGCGAGTGCGGATGCGAAGGACAGCCCGGTCTGCGGTACCGCCCGGCTTGACTTGCGTCTTGACCTCATCAGGAACCGCGAGCAGTGCTCGCAGTTGATCGACCTGGGTGTCCAGCTTTGCTGGCGTCCACAGTCCCGCGAACTCCATGGGGATCAAGATGCCGGACTCATCGATGACCGGAGCACCGGGGAACACCTCGTGCAGCTTGCGATCGGCGGCGTTGGCCTCCCAGGTGTGCACCCGATCGATGATCGCGGATTCGTGCCTGTTGGGCTTGAGACCCGCCTCAGCGTGTTTCCGGGAGAACAGGCGCGTCTTCTCTTCGACGGGGGCGAGCGTGGTCACCGACTGCACCGGCTCCGCGTCGTCGCGGTGCGTCCAGCCCAGCCACGCCAGGTATCCGTACGCAGCAGGCCATGCGAGGAGCGCACCGGGGTTGCCTTCGATGAGCATCCACGGGGGAACGATGAGCGCGCTCGCAGGGACAGCGAGCGTGAGCGCGCATCGGAGCGCGCGCGTTCCGAATGCGCGCGTGCTCACCTCAATGTCGGTGAGCGCGTTCGCGCGCGCGGGAGGCGCGCTGTGCGCGCGCCTGTTCTTCGACATGCGCGCGTGCGCGCGCATCGCTCGTTGATGCTGAGCGCTGAGCGCGCGCGCATCGCGCTCCTTGATGTGCGCCTCGATGCCTTCCGCGCGCGTCCATGCGCGCGCATCTTCGGCGAGCGCGCGCGCACCCCGCAGGGTGTAACCCCACGAGGTGCGCGCCATGCGCGCGTATGCGCGCTCGTTGTTCTCTTCGGCGCTCATCAGAATCCGCCAAGAGCCTCAGCAACGAGACCCTGCACAATGACCGTCAGGCCGCCGTACAGTACTTGAGCGAGCCCGAAAACCCACCCGTCCGCGCCGTGCGCAGCGATGGGGCCGATCAGGAGCGCCCAGATAGCGGCGTTGTTGTAGTCGGGATCGCTCCAGATGTCCGCCACGGTCGCCACGATGGCGAGCACGCAGATAACACCCATAACGGCGTGAGCGGGCACAGCACCGAAGTTGCCCAACAGGCTGGTGAATCGGTCTGCGATCCACGTTGACCACGTGGATGCGTAGATGAGGAACGAGGCGAAGATACCAAGCCCGAGAGCCACGTACGCCGCCTTCGTGCCCCGGCCCCACTTGTAGTTGATGATGTGCGCGGCGATGAACAGCACCACGGCGATCGGGCCGGTAGCGGGGTTGTTGGTGGCGTCTACAGCTGCCATAACTTCCATCAGTGCATCCTTTCGTCTGTGTCTTAGGTCTGCATTAAATTATACACCTGCCCGGCACGGCACACCAGGTGGGATGCCCTCGTGGTCGCGGTGACCTGCGGAAACGCTTCGAGAGCGGTGCTCTCGGCACACCGTGCCGGTGTGCCAAAACAGCGTTTCCGCAGGTCAACCGTGGTTTAGTGGTGTGCCAGCGGGTGTGCCGCTGGCACGGTCCCGGCACACCTTCCCCAAGGGTGTGTCGGTCGCTGTGCCGCTAGTACCCGAGCGCCTTGCGCACCGGGGTGAGCCACTTGCCCGCGTGTCCGATGGACTTCTCGGTGGCAGCAGCCAGCCACTTCTGCGTAGGGAGCTTGCCCCGCTCCGCCACGAACGCAGTCATGCGGACCTTGACATCCTCGGGGATGGTTTCCTGTGCGGTGATCGCCTCGATCATGGCGTCGTTGCCATGCGCGCGCGTGGCAGCCTCGTGCGCGCTCACCGTCTCCGATGCGCGCGTGTCCTCGGTGAGTGCGCGCGCATCGTCAGGAACATGCGCGCTCACTTCGAGTGCGCGCGCGGGAGGCGCGCTCACCGGTCGCACGGCGCGCGCGTTGTGCGTGCGCGCGCTCATCGATGCGCGCTCGTTCCAAGGGTTCATGTGCGCGACCGCTTCGGGAGCGAGCGCGCGCGCACCGACATAGCGCGCGGCGATGCGCGTCTGAATGCGCGCGCGCACTTCCGGCGTGAGGATGCCGAGCGCATCCGCGCGCGCCCATGCGCGATCGTATGCGCGCTTGTAGAACGCGCGCGTGATCTTGGGTCCGACGTTCGCGGCGTACGCGCAATTGACGATCTGCGTGATGAGTCGTTCGGTAAGCACCGTGTTCGCGTCCTGCGACGTAGCCTTGCCACGCTTCATACGCCACCAGGTGACCAGAGCGGACGGCTTGTGCGGACGCCCGAAGGTGATGACCACGTGCCACGCGACAGCCGCCAGGAGCGGCCACAGCGCGAAGATAGGGCTACCTCCACCCCACCAGGCGATCACTCCCATGAGTGAGGCCATCATCCAAACACCGGCTTCGTACCGGTTGAACCCTTCGCCCCTGGTCATGTGCCGAAGGGACAGCGCGCCCAGGATCGCAAGCCACGCCTCGAAGACGATCACAGCGGAGATAGCCGCATCAACGGAGGTGAGCCCAATGTGCTGGATAGCAGTGATCGTGGCGTGCGCGCTCAAGTTGGTGGCCGCGAGCGCGACGAGCGCGACCGCGCTCATGAGCGTGATGCGCAGACGCGCGTCTGCGCGCGCGCCTGATGCGCGCGCATCGGCCTTGCGTTGCGCGCGCGCTTCCATGTCGGGGCGCTTGATCTCTCCCCAAATGCGCGCGCGTTCCCGTGCGCGCTCGCGCGCGCCCTGAGAGGTGCGCCAGAGGATGAGCGCGAGCATGAGCGCGCCGAGCGCGCACGCGCTCATGAGTGCGCCTGCTGGTGTTGACGTGAAATCGTTCATCATGAGTCCTTCATCTTGGGGGACTCCCACCATAGCACGAAAGAAAGCGGGCACCCAAGGGGTACCCGCTTTAAACGAGCGGCGGGAGTCGAACCCGCTTTGATACTCAACAGGACACTAGCCGATACCCTGCCTTCAAACTGCCCTTGCCGATCGGACGGCTCAGGATTCCGCCGGTACTCATCTCGTGTGGTGAACACCCGACCCATTACGATCGTCGTCCACACCCCGGAAGAGATACCTTCCGAGGTCCTGTACCCCGCAAGCGTAAACGCTCAATAACGTTCCCTACACGGTGCTGACCGGTACCTCATTGTCCTAAGCCTAACAGGTGTCCCCGATGCTGTCAACACCGGGGTAACCCTGAACGTTTCCGCAGGTCAGACCAGGTACCACAGGTACTTGGTACCTTCGGTGTTCTCCGTGCGGACCTTCCCGTCACTCTGGAGACGGCGCAGCGAGGTGTACACGTTCGCCTCCTTCTCGCGGAGTTCCGTAGCAAGCTGGGGCTTCGAGAGCCCTTCCGGGTTCTCGGCGAGCAACTGGAGAATCGTAGCGTTGCGCTTCGCCACCGCAGCGGACATCGGACGGCCGCGCTTGGGTTCGGGCGTGTACTCGGTGTCGACGCGGTGGGTGCCCCCTTCGAGTCGGCCGCCATTGGGGTCGGACTCGGCCTCGGCAATTGCCGCCATTGCCTCAGGGTCAGCGAGAATGGCTGCCGTCTCCTCTTCCGAGGTGTACTCGGGTTCAGGCGAATCCGCGTGAACCAACGCAGCCGCTTCCGCAGCCGCTGCCTTCATCGCTTCGAGATCAGGCTTCGGCTCCGCAACCGGGGTGGGCGTCGCACGAGGCGCAGCCTTCGGCGCAGGCTCTTCCGCCTTCCGCTGCATCTCCGCGCGCTTCTCGAACGCGTTCTTTTTCTGTCGGTTTGTCGCCACGTACATGAGTTTACCTCCAAAGAGTGAAAGGGGACCCCAGTCGGGGTCCCCTTGGGTGTTTAGAAGCCGGGATCGATCGTGCTGCCACCGGCCATAGCGGGAGCGCCGCCACCAACAGGGGGGAACTCGGTAACCGCGATAGCGCCGTCACGCGGAGCGCTGAAAGACCAGCTCACCTCGACCTGAGGGTTGCCTTCGCGGTCCATCTTGACCTCGTTGTTCTTCCGGTTGTCCGTGGCAACCTTGGTCTTTGCCGTCACGGTCTTGCCGATGATCGCACGCGCCACCTGGTCAAGGGTGGGCCGGTGCTGCAAGACGGTTTCGTCCGTGATGCCGAACGCCTTCATGTTCTGCATGAAGATGTTGATCGTCTTCTCGGTCTGGTAAATCTTGTGGTAGAACGTCGTCGGACGCTTACCGGCGTGCTCGCCTTCGGTGATCTTGAGTCGAGTCTCGATGAAAGCGTTGCCGTTCTGGTTCTCCCCGGCTTCGGCCGACTCGATCCGGCACTGGTAGACACCCACGGGGGCGACCTCAGTGTGTCCGTTCTCCTTCGCCTTAGCGACCAGGACATCCCACGGGACAGTAGTCATGTTCTGTGTTCCTTACTCCGGCACGAAGCCGGGGAAGATTTGGCCCATCATCTTCGTGATGTTGGGGTTTTCAACGGTGTTGTTCTCGAACCGGTCTTCGAAGTGCGAACCGGTGATGTAGTTCGGGTTCGGCTTCACCATGAGCGAGCGAACCAACGGGCTGTCAGCGGCAATGATGCCATCCGCGTTCGGGACCTGCTTGACCGTGAGGCAAGCCGTGGTGTTCATCCAGTAGGCGATGCCCTTTCGAAGCGCGCCCTCCATGTTCGGTACGTACTTGCCGTCCGACCGAAGGTCACCTTCGGCAGTGAACACCGCGACCCGGAACGGGTTGCGCACGTCCTTCACCATGTCACGGAACCGCTGCACCTTCTCGGACATGCGGGTCAGGAGCTGACCCCAGTCCGAATACTGCTGGTTCCCGGACTGGAAACCGGGCAGCGCTTCTTTGCAGCGTTTCTGGAGTTGCGTCACCGAGTCGACAACGATCGACTGGAACGGGTGGTCAGGCTGGATAGTCCACCCGATGACCTGCTCGACGGTTTCCCATCGGAGCACGTCGACCACGCAGATGTCCCAAGTCCCGTCCGCCTTCGGTGGCGCTTCCTTGGGGTCCCACCACACGACGCGGTAGGGCTGGTTCGGGTTGTTGGGGTTCTTACGCCCCTCGAACGCGTTCCAGCTCCCCTCCGCGTCGAGCGCGAGCACCGGCCCGGGGCAGCTCGCCCCAAGCGTCGACTTGCCGCGCTTAGTTTCGGCGTAGACGAGAAATGTCGCGTTGTGTCGCGGGTTTCTGTCTTGTGTCATTGCATCCTTTCCCTTTGTCCTAGGTCTGAATTATATCATGCGGCGTAGCGGGCAAGCGGGTCACGCTCGCTGAACTCCTCCCGCACCATGTCCTCAGCTCGTGACCCGTCATCGAACATTGGGCACAGCGTGAAGAACTGGCACCGCCAAGAACAGGTGTCGTCAGGGCTCGGCTCAGCGATGTGCGCCTGCTCTTCGACCGTGGCGTCTTTGAGCAACGCCTCAAGTTCGAAAATCTTCGTGATCTTCCGCTTCATGTGCAGTTCGTACGAGGCGATCTGGTCGTCGTTGTGGTTTACCTCGAACCGGTCATAGAACGGCGGTTTCGCCTGCTTGCCGCGCTTGACCTTTTTAAGGACGTTGTACAACGCGCCGTCGCTCCACGTGCCAGCCGGTTGCGTCATGCGTTCCAGCCACGCGTAGTGGAGCATCTGCGGGTTCATGTGCAACGTACTCAGCGCGGAGGTGAGGCTAGCTGCCGTCTTGTGGTCAACGAACTTCCGCGCGCCGTCCATCAGCCGAAGCACGCGAGCGTCCAACTTGCCGACGACTTCGAACTCACCGAACCGCTCCACGATCTCAGGCGCGAACTCCGAACCGCGAACCGACACGATCTCCTCAATCGCGGTGAACTCGATACCGGCATCGACGCCGGACTCGGCAACCCAATCGGCGTAGCCTTCCAGCATCGCGCGTTCGAGTTCACAGTCCTTGTCAAAGGCTTTGGACACCTCCACATCGGGATACACACCCAGTTCGGCGCAGTTCTCCAGATACGCCTGCCAGTCGGCATCCTGGGCGGCCTTGAGTACATCAAGGTACGCCTCAGGGTTCGGCCCGTAGAACGCCTCCAATCCGGTGTGCACGCGACTGCCGGACCGGAGCGGCCCCGAAGGGTTGAGCGCGACCGGCGACAAGCGTCTGTAGTCACTCAACCACCACCTGCGAGCACAGGCGAACGTCTTAAACTCACTCTGGCTGAATCTTCGCACGTTCCCTCTCCTCCTTCACTTCGGCCTCGTACCTCGGTGCCCAGCGTTCCACGAACGTTCTGAGGTTCGCGATGCGCTTGCGTTTCTTCTCTTTGGCGATGTACTCGGGCGTTGCCCGTGGGTCAGAGTAGTTCATGCTCGGTGGCATCAGTCCCCCATCAATCCGGTTGCTTCGATCCGGGCCGCTTCCGCGTCCAGATCATCGGTGGTCTTGCCCAGCGCGAGGAGCTTAGCGCGGTCGCGCACGATCTCCTCAAGCCGTTCCGCTTTGTCGTACAGTCTTTCGAGTTGCGTCTCTTCGATCGTGCCAACGGCCACCAGGTCGATGATCGTCACCTTGTCATGCACTTCGGAGCCGATGCGGTGGATGCGATCGACGCCCTGGTTATTGTCGATGGCGCTCCAGGATCGTTGAAGCCGAACCATGGTGTCAGCGCGCGTCAGATTCAGCCCGACGCCACCGGCTTTGTAGGTCAGCAGGATGTAGTCGATCTTGCCATCCTGGAACGCCTGCACTGCTGCGTCACGCTCATCCCCTGACACGCCACCGGTCACCCGAGCGAACGGGATACCGGCATCGGTCATCCGCGTGGCCGCGAGGTCGATGAGCTGCCGGTGCTCAGCAGCGATGACCATGGGCTTGCCCGGCTCGTCTTCGATGATCGACATGAGTTCATCGATCTTCGAGGATTTCGGGCTGTCGGTAAGCGACACGATCCACGTAGCGGGGTCTTCGGGGGTCTCCCCCTGGTCGACCTCACAGTATGCGGACGCGAATTGCAGCAGTCGGGTCGCCCCCGCAAGGTTCCCGTTGGCGACGAGAACCGTTCCGTCCTCAAGCACCGTGACGAGCCGTTCGGCAATGTCCTTGTACGCCTTCGCCTGCTTGGGGCTCATCTCGACATCGCGTCGCATGAACACCTTGTCGGGCAGCTGCTTGAGTACATCGGCCTTGATCATGCGGCGGAAGTGCGGGTCAAGGATCTTGAAGAACTCCTCTTTCGTCTCGGGCTTGAGGCCGACAATCGACATGCCGCCGAAGTGGTTGTACTCGATCCGGGCGTAACGGTCGATGAAGGCGGACTTCGAAGGGAACACGTCAGGCGCGATAGCGTGCCCGATCGACCACAGGTCACCAGGGTGGTTCGCCACCGGCGTACCTGTGAGCGCCCAGCGGTATTCGACAGTCGGACCGTGAAACACGTTCCAGATAGCGCGCGTCTGCAAGGCGTTCGGGTCCTTCACCCTGTGTGCTTCATCGAGTACGCACACCTTGAACGGGATGCGGTTCAGTTCCTTTTCGTGTACCTCGCAAGCGGACTCTTTCAAGTCCGGTGTTCCCGGCTGCGTCTTCGTCTCGCACTCCATACAGCGCTTGAGGCGCGTCGAACCGTAGGGGGACAGACGGGAATGCAACTTCATCGCTTCGATGTTCACGATGATGACAGCATTGTCGGCTTCGGCTGCTTCGTTGATCTGCACGCGGCGCTTCGCAGCACTGCCCTGAATGACAAACGGGTTCGCCTCAGGAAGCCACCGCTTGATCTCGCGTTCCCAGTTCCGTTTCAGGGAGTTGGGGCACACGATGAGGGCCGGGTACGCACCCCCGCCGTACTCGGGCAGGATCATGTCAACGCGCCGCATGGCTGCAATCGTCTGAAAAGTCTTGCCGCTGCCCATCTCGTCACCAAGTAGTGCACTTCGGGCAAGCACCATGAAGTCAGCGCCCGGAATCTGGAACGGGTACAGCTTCTCATCGTGGTCGTTGACCGACTGGTAGTCAGGGTGTGGTGCCATCGCTTCGCGAAGTTCCAACACCCGGTCACGACGGTCACGAGCGGATCGCGCCCAAGCGGCAAGCTCGGGTTCGACCACGATGCGGTCACCGAACAGTTCGCGCAGCACGATGCACGCGGCGTAGGACTTCGGGAGCGTCCAGCGCTTTGCTTTCCGGTCCCACTTCTTGCCTGGGATCATCTTGATCTGATAGGAGTCGTTCCAGAGCGTTTCGTCAGGCTCCCCGTTCGCCTTGCGGCTGAACAAGGTGATCCGGTCGTCTTCGCCGATCTCGGCATAGATCTCATTCATCCTTCATCCTTCCGTCGTAGGTTCCATCTTAGCATCCCGTACCAGTTCTGACCAGCGGGGATAGTCAACGTCCTTGAGGAGCGCGAACGCCTGTCGGGCGGCGTCGTTGGCGTGACCCATGCCGGGGGTGTACCAGCCGACCTTGCGCAGCATGTCATCTGAGGCGAACTTGAGGTTAGCTTTCGCATAACGCACAAGTCCGTTACCTTGTGTAATGTGCGAAGCGGCTCGGACCATGCCGGTAACTTCAAGGGCGTCGGTGTTCTGCGTAAGCTTTGCGGTTTTCGAAGTGATGATGAATCGCTCTACAGCGTAGTAACGACGCTGATCCCAACAGTGTTTATCGAACTTGATGCCGCCTTGCCGAAGCTTGCCCCACACGTTATCGGCGGGAACTTGCAACGGTGTGATTCGAACGTCTTCACAGCAAGGCGAATCGCAACGTTGGTACACGAAGATCCCAGTCATGGTGCCTGGATCAACACCGATAATCGCATATGAGTCATTCACACTAAATGTCACGCTTTTCCGCCCATCGCTTAGCTGTTGCCCCGCCCGCGGTAAGTGGGATGGACAACAGGCTGTCATCATTCATAACGTCTTTCATGGTCGCGATAACGTCTGAGACCTCGCTGTCGGGCACATCTGCGATCACTTCGTCGTGCACCACCAGCGCAAGATAATCCCCGATGCCTGCTGCGTCCAACTGTAGGAGCGCGCCCTTCATGATCTCAGCAGCAACGCCTTGGATCTGGTGGTTCACGAGCTGGTAGAACAGGTTCGGGTTGTGTTGTTGGAACCTTCGCCCGGTGAGCGGAGACTTCACGTACCCCACGCCATCCTCGCGGTACCGCTGCGAGGCGAGACGCTGAATCGTCTGCTGATGTGCGGGCACACCCGCATACGTGCCGTTGAAGTCAGCGGCAAGCTTCTCGATCTCGGCGAGCGGTCGCTTCGTGGTCGTCGCCAGCTTGTCGTTGCCCGCTCCGTACAGCGTGGCGTAGGTGTAGCTCTTCGTAAGGTTGCGCTGCGGACTCTTCTTGGTGATCGTCTCGTCCTGGTAGATCTTTTTCGTGAGCGCCACGAAAAAGTCTTCATCTGAGAGAAATGCCTCCCTAAGTCCTGGATCTCCCGAAAAGGACGCCATTACCCTTAGCTCGATTTGATCGTAATCGAACAGGACAAACGTGCTATCAGGCGACGCAACGATGCAGTTTCGAGCGATCTTGCTCAGCGGGTCCGACTCGTCCACTCGGGTGAGCTGTTGCAGGTTCGGGGATGAACTGCTCATACGGGCAGTTTTCACCCCAAACGCGCCTGCGGACTGCTCTTTGTACCCGAGTGTATTTATTGAAGTATGAATCCTCCCATCGAAGGATGAATACTCCAAAAACCTCTTAAGGTACGTCGAGTTGATCTTTTCCGCCTGCTTGCGTTGCTGCAAGAGCGCTGCCAACGGGTGGTCGATGCCCTCAAGCGCGAACTTGTCCAGCGACCACGCGCCGCCGTCCGTCCGCTTCCACAGCTTCACGCCGTCCGCAATGAAGAGGTCGGTCACCTGCGTAGCCGAGCCGAGATCAATGCCGAACTCATCGAAGCCGCGCTTCGTGAGGTCGACGTGCAGTGCGTCTAGCTCGGTACGCTTCGCCTGGGTGTACTCGCGGTCGCAGGCTACGCCCTTCATCTCCATCTTGTCGGCCAGCCAGCCAGTTGCGAGTTCGAGGTCATAAGCCCTGGGTGCGATAGCCATTACCGTGGGTGCATGATGCTCCCACAGCAACGCGGTAATCACGCAATCGAGTGCTGCATATTGCCAATACGCCGCACACGGACCGGTGGCACTGATGGGTACCGTCGCCCACGTATACCCCCCAGAGTGCATCAAGGAGTCCAAAGAACCTTGCATTGCCGCCGCTCGCGGGTCAATGTGCTTCGCAGACTGCTGCTTGAGCCCGATCGACACGGACGGGTCAACGATGTGACACAGCATCATCGTGTCATCGGTCAGGTGCGGGGGCAGGTGGATGTCGTGGTTTCGGAGCATCGCGAGATCGAAACGAACATTGTGGCCTACGAACCTCCCCTTGCGCGACCACCGGTCAATGATCTCCTCGACCAGTCCCTTCCAGCGGTCAATCGGGATAGCCCAGCCGTCGCTAGCGGTCCCAAACTGCACGAGTCTTACCTTATCGCGCAATTTGTCAATTCCGGTCGATTCGCAGTCGACCGCCAAGCGCTCGCAGGTGAGTCCCGAAAGCCAATCGAGGCACGCCGCAACATCTTCGTACGTCTCCACCAAATGGAGACTAACCCCCTCAAGAGCCATCTTTATCCCTCATCTTTCGTCGTTGTCGTCCTCTGCGCTGTCCTTCATTCTTGCATGTACGACATGCTCGGTGTCCGTAAGTGTTGTAGATGGTGTTTTCTTCTGTGTACGCGTGATTATTGGGGCAGTGAGTGATTTTTGAAGCACTCAGAGCTGCATGCAATCCAGCGATGCCTCTTCTGGTGTTTTCACCAGTCGTTACCGGTTCGAGATGATCGGGGTTTACACAGGACTTGTTCTTGCACAAATGATCTATCACCAAGGATTCTTGGATCGGCCCTACTAGATTTTCCCACGCAAAACGGTGCGCATACCACCATGTGTAGTGCACCCGGAATTTTCCATACCCGCGCCGGTCGCGCGTTCCAACCCATTCCCAGCAATCACCATCGGCATCAACATGTGCCCAAAAACGTTCTTCCGGTGATCCGTCGATGCGCTTGCGTACTTGGTACTCTGGGTTTCCGTATCTGTGCCACCTCTGATAGTGCTTTGAGCACCAGCCTCGCGTAGCCTTCTTGCTTTCGCATCCTTCAATCGAGCATCTGTTATCGTTGAGCACGACGGACACCTCTATAACTCGCTGTTCGTCCACGTCCTCGGCGGGTGCAACCGCGCGAGGACTCTTCTTTACATAGTATACATCAGTCCGGAGCTCCGAAGAGCCCCGCACCCTAGCTGGATACAACCTGGTTTCGACTGATGTAGTAAGCAGGAATCGTCACGGGCCACATCGCCCCTACACCGACAGACACGATAATGGCTGACCATATTTCGTCCTCTTCCATATCCTCGTGTCTTGTTGCTGGTATTGTCCCCATTACGTTTTTTACCGGTTGAAACAGGATAATTCCTGCCCCTATGGACGATAGTAGATATCCGATTATAAAAAGGGCATGCCACATCGCGGCGGCCTTCCGATTGCCTTGGCTGGTGTGTCTCAATCATAGCGAAAGACCCGGTGCCCCATCGACACCGGGTCTGACGTCTTATCGCTAGCTATAATGCTTGTTGTGGTGCCCGATGTGCAGCATCTCGCAGGAATCGCAACGGTAGATGTCCCAGTCCGCTGCCTTCTCGCCTTCGCGCTGCATCATGTATCTTCGCGCCTTACGGGCCACCTTGCGGTCACTGTATCCGCGCTTGCCCGACTCGTGGCATATCGTAATGAATTTGAGCCTAGGTGGGCCTCCTGCCATCACACCTCGCCGTTCACGATCGCTTCGATATCAGTCCGGTAGAACCGGTTGTGACCGCCTGGCGTTTTGATCGCCCGAATGAGTCCCCGTTCTGCCCAGCGCGTGACCGTCTTGGCATCGACGCGCAAAGCCTTCCCGACCTCACTCGGTGTCATGAGTTCCTTGGTTTCGCTCATGGTGTCCTCTCAGTACTCACGCACGATGGCCTTGAGGAGTTCATAACCCTCATAGCCGAATTCGACTTGCACCCGGTTCCCGTTGACATCAGCAGCCGTCATGACCCACATGCCGCTTGGGTACGCCATGGTGGGCGTTCGCTTGGCGAACGTAAACCGCTGGTTTTCGATCAGATGCTCTGACCCTTGATACTCGACTTGGTTCACGTCTTCTCTCCTTGTGTCTTCGACATGCACGGGATGCACAGGTCTGCCTGTAGCAATCTGACAATGTACTGTCGGTTGCCCGGAGCAGTCAGACCGGTAACGTCCAGGACGTTCCCGTCCGGTCCCCGGAGTGTGTCCCCGATGAATGCGGCGTGCCAGTAGTTCGGGTGCTGATTGGTGCCGAGCTTCGTTCCGCAGCCGTCGCACTTGATTTCGGTGCTCATCGGCTAGAACCAGTCGTCATCGATGATCAGCACTGAAACACCCCAGTACAGCAGGAACACGACCGCAGCGACCACCCAGGGCCACGGGTTGTCGTATCCGATCAGATGCGTGACAAGTGCTCCGATGAGCGCGAGAACGATCGAAGCGATGAGGTGACCCATCACTGCCTACCGATCCACTGCCCGAATTCGAGGAGAATCCAGAACAGCAACGTCCCGAACCCGATCACGGCCGGAATGAGCACGAGGATCACGCCGATAGCGCAGCCGTTGAGCTTCGGTTTGTCGTCGGTCATCTACTTTCCTCCCAGCCCGGGAAAGTTTGCGTTGTCGAGTCCCGTGAAGAACACCCCGTCACCGGTCCGGTGTTCTCCTGCGTGTCCCTTCACAAAGATGCACGGTTTCGATGCCCCGGTGTATTTGCCGTCAAGGTATCCATGCAGGCTGACGTTGCACGGCAGCACTGGTTCAGATTCGGCCTTCGGCGCGGCTTTCGCCAGTTCGGCGTACACGGCAGCCTTCGCAATGGCTTTTCCGATGTCGTTGCCCGGTGACTCTTTCCACGTGGTTTCTAGCCACGCTTCGGCCTTGTCCGCGTAGTAACGGAAGTCTTTCAGTTCGTCACTCATCGTTTCTTTGCTCGCTTTCGCATCATTCGTTCAACTCGCGTCATGTCTCGGTGTTCGATCCACTTGAGGATGCCCCAGAACGCAGGAACCGACAGCATGAGACCGATCATCCCGCCGATCAGCGCCGCTAGCAGTCCGGTGTCACTCATCAGTACATCACCGGTCCCTTCATCAACTTGGCCTGCTCGGTGTACATCTCGGCGACGCTAAGGTATGACTTTGCAGACTCGTTACACCCGTTTTTAGCCTTCTCACTGGCTGATTGCAACGCCTCATCGGCCTTGCGCATGTAGTACTCGAAACTCTTCGATCCATCACTCATCGTTGTTCGTCTCCAGTTCGCAGTTGTCTGGGCAGCACATGTGAAACTCGCGCACGGTCTTCGTGACCGAACAGTGTGACCAGTGGTGTCCCTGGTAGCCAGAGCATCCACCACACCTACCGCAGTGGTAAGCGTAGTTGTGACACCCTGACTTGCAGTTGTCGTTCGGCCCCTGCGTAGCGATCGGGCCTCGGTACTTCGACTGCTCACTCACTCTGACCACTCCCGCAACAGAACGATGTTGCTCACGTGCAGACTCCCGAGTCCCGAATTCCGCTCTTTGATACCGGCTTCGATCTCCTCGACTGCCTCTTGACTGTCGATCGGCGCACCCCATCTGTCGATGAACACGCGCCCACTGCCAGTAGCGAAGTTGTATGCGATCATGTACCGATACCACTTAGTCATCTTCGACCTCTCCCGTCCTCTCGATCCATAGCACCTGGTACGCAACCGGCGTTCCTCGGAACACGAGACGCGTCGAGTGCTGGATAGTGTCGCCATGTACCAGGTCGTCATACTGGACAGACCACGCTTCGGCGTGTCCTTCGCACTCAGCGCGCAGCTTGTCAGACAGGTTCTTGAACTCTGCTCGGGCTGCGTCCTGGTCATCGTTGATCACGCAGTACGTGATATCGAAACGGCCGACGTTCAGCGGGAACTCTTTGGTGTAGTGCAGGAACGAGGCAGCGGACTGCAACCCGCGAACGAGCTGGTCACGCTTGGTTTCAGGTTCAGTGTTGAACATGATGATCCTTCCGTCTTTGATCGTGATCGTGGGGTGATGTTTCTGGGAGCAGTCCCACCCCTCTAAGACTGCTCCCGCTCGGTAAGCACCGAGTTCCTTCGCCCGAAAGCATTGGAGAGACTTGTCAAACCTACCATGGTGCGCCCGTTCGTGCAACATGGGGCCGGTGTCACGCGAACATGTCATCCTCGGGCGCCAGCGGCACGATGTCCTCGAACCGTTCGAGTACGCGGTCAATCGACTTGTCGACAGCGGCAGCGGCACGAAACGCGATGGCGTTCGGGAGCGGAATCTTCGGCGGGTGCCCGTTCTTGCTCTTGACGTAGAGCGATTTGAGGACTTCAAGCGCGTCCGGCGTCCACGTGGTCGACACCCGCTGGTCCTCACCGGGGATCGTGGACTTGCCGATGGTGAGTACCAGGAACATCGGAACGTTGTCGTCAGTGTTCACGCCCATGATCGCCACGTCGGCCCAACGGCACGCGGAGCACGTCTGGCCACGCGGCAGCACCGTACCCGGCATGTGTCCATTGTGGGTTCCGTTCCGATGACGAGAGGACCCGAAGCCCAGTACTCGGCCGGTGAACGCCTGACCGGAAACGGTGAAGTCCTTCACGGTGGGGTCATCGAACTCGCACTCTTCGGCGGCGAACTCCGCGAACTCGTCCGAAACAACGTCCAGAGTTCCTTCGCCATTGTCCCAACCCTTGACGGTAGCCTCGCGCGTCTCGTCATCTCGGTACACATCCATGCTAGTTCTCCTCATCTTCGTGTCGTTCGTCGGTTTCGTACCAGTCGTCCTGGTGAGATTCGCGCGCCGCTACGGCAAGGTGTTCCCGGATCGCCTTGAGGACCGCAGGGTCCTCATACATCCCCATGTCAGTGTTGCTCATGGTGTGTCCCTTCATCATCTTTCGATCTTCTCAATCGTGTCGGTAGTTGCAAGGCCGGATCGCTTCCCTCGCCCAGGCATGAGCACTGTTAGTAGTTAGTTCGTAACTTCTAATCGATCCGGCCTCGCTACGCAACACTAGCACATGGTGTAAGCTGGTGGAACAACGACCAACGATGAAAGGATGCAGTGTGGCTACAGTCCCATTCTCAGATACAAGTGCAGGCGGGCAGGCTCCCAGCGCGGGAGCGGTGGCATACGCGTGCTCGCAACTCGGTTTCAAGGTGTTTCCTTTGGTACCGAACTCGAAGAGGCCAGCGATTGAGGGCTGGAAGGCGAAAGCCACGTCCGACCTTGACCAGATTCGAGAGTGGTGGGCCGGTGGCGAGTTCACCGGCTGCCCGGTCGGCATCGCCACCGGCCCTGGCTCGGGCGTGTGGATCTTGGACATTGATACCAAGCACGGGATCAACGGATTCGAGGTGTTCCACGACCTCGCGAAGGCGAACGGCGCTGGCGTCGAAGAGTTCACCCGAACCATGACCGTAGCCACTCCCTCAGGTGGGGCTCACCTGTATTTCCGGTGGGACGAGACAGCGGACGCCGAAGGCGGCGTGCGCAGCGACTCGTCCGGTCACCTGGCACCAAACCTGGATGTGAAGGGCATCGGAGGACTCGTGAAAGCTCCCGGCTGCGGCGGCTACCAAATCGTTCCCAGGGGCGGCATTCGGAGTACCGTTATCACCCCCGCTCCCGAGTGGCTGGTGAAGCTCACGCGCAAGCCGCCCGCCGAGCAGTACGCCAACGAGCCGCAGTATGAACCAGGCAGCAACGCCGCTGAGCGCGAAGCGAACCGCATCCTTGACCGCATGGGGGAAGCGGCTCCCGGCACCCGCAACAAGGCGCTGAACCTGGCGTCGTACCTCCTCGGGAAGACCGGCGTCATGAGCAGGGATGAGGCTTGGAGACAAGTTCGGACCACCATGTTCTCCATTGGCGCGAACGACAGTGAGGCGGCTCAGCGGCAGTCTTTCGAGTCCGCTTGGGCGTCGGGAGTGCGGGACCGGAACGTGTGATAGGATGCTTGCTAAGGAGGTGACGCAATGAGCGAAGAGAAGATCACCGTTCGCATGGATCGGTCCTCGTGGAACCAGATCACCCGTGACCTGGAAAAGTTCTACGCCATGGATGTCGAAGAAACGGAAGTCTGGGAATCCGTCGAGATCAAGCGCGACGACGACACCTGGTCTTCACCGGCCGAGGATTGGAAGATCGGCCTATGAACAAGGAACAACGCGTCGAACGCGCACGAACAGCTGCCGCTGCAAGGTGGGCAGGCAAGACCAGCGCCGACAAGCGGAAACAACGCCTGGTCATGCTCGAAGCGCAGGCCGAAAACCTCGGGTATCGGCTGGTGCCCGTTGACGACGACACGAAAGAGGACTGAACGATGAAGCGTGAACTCAGCGGTTCGCCCGACTGCCAGAACTACGGGTACACACCCGACCCGTGCTCTCCGAACTGCACAGTGGCCCGATGCGCGGCCAGCGACCCGTACCTGTACCCGGACCCCGCTGTGAACGGGTGGGATGATCGGACCATGTTCGGCACGGACGGCTACTCGACCCCCGACACCGTTCGCGGTGCCGACTGGAAGAAAGAGGACTAGAAGATGGCACTCTGGCACAACCGACAGCCCAACCCCGAACGCAACGAACCCACCACCCGCACTTCACGAGACAACTGCACCGCAAGGCGCGATTCACAGCGGGAAACACGCACCGACAACGCGCAGAAAGACATGAAGCGCAAACCGTTCGAAGAGGGGCGCTGACATGACCACCAAAATGACCGACACCCAACGGCAGGACATGCGTCGTGAAATCGTCCTGCGCGAGATCAACCAAGGAGCGCTCGCGGGGATGCCCAGCGACATCACCGCTTCCGCTGCCGATCTCGTCTTGAACGCACTTGACGCTTTCGACAACTGGTCACGCGACACATGCCCTCGTGATCTCATCGAAGCCGAAGCGCTGGAACTCCAGGCGATCATCTACCAGGCCACGCCTGGCCGCAAGACGACGTACGGGGATGTCGCTCACCAGCTTTCCGAGCACGCACGCCTGGCACGTGAAGACCATGCCGAATCCCTGAGCTCATAGGCAGCAAGAAACCCCCGGGTGTGAGCCCGGGGGTTTCCCATCCCGCTGTACTTCATGCGTCGACTGCAACGACAACGAAAGGAACGTACGTGGACAACGATACCACGCCATCGAACAACGGCAACATGGGCAAAATGAGCGAATTGGACCTGCAACAATACATGCTCGGGGAACTCGCACCGAAGCAGCCCGCCGAACCCGTGCCCACCAGCACCGGTGGTGACCAGCTCACCATGACCCCTGACGGGCATCTCACCACGCACATCACCATCCCTGACACGCTCAAACTCCTCCCTCGGTGCCTCGACTTCGGCGAGCCCGTTCCTGGACCCCACAGGCCGGGAGCGGTCGCGCGTCTCATCGCGCACATGCTCGCCGATGACGAGGGTGTGCACCTCAGGCACTGGAGGGACGGTTGGTACATCTGGCGGGACCAGCGAACCGGAGGGCGATACCGACCCTTCGGGCAGGTCGACAACAAGTACGCCGTTCCCGACATGGTTCGTGCGCTCATGGACAACGCCACCTATCAGCACGAGACGCAGCGAAAAGGCGTAGAGGTCAAAGACTGGGACCCCAACAACCGGAGTGTCAAAGAGGTCACCGACGCTCTCGCCGCTGCCTCTCGCCCCGATGAGACCATGTCCGCAGGAACGTGGATCGGCAACGACGCCGCGACGCGGGAACTCGAAACACCAGGCAACGAGGTCACCTGCGTCGCCAACGGGTTGCTGTGGTGTCCCACGTCCGGAGGCGCGGACGCTCGCCAGCTCATGCCGCACACACCCGCGTTCTTCACCGATGCCGCCGTGGCCGTCGACTACGATCCCGAAGCCGAATGCCCGCTGTGGCTGAAATTCCTGGACGAGCTGTGGCCTGACGACCACGCCTCGCAGCGGCTCCTGCAGGAATGGTTCGGATACGTCCTCACACGCTCGACATCGCTGCAGAAGATCCTGGTCCTTGTCGGGCCGCGCCGTTGCGGCAAGGGGACAGCCGCGTGGGTGCTTGAGGAACTGCTCGGCGGTCGCAGCGAAGTCGACCATCCGCTCATGTCCACGTTCGGCGACAAGTACGGGCTGTCTAACATGCTCGGGAAGCGCCTTGCCATCTTCGGTGACGCGCGCATGGAGAAGTCCGAGGCGTCGATCGTGGAAAAGCTCCTCATGATCTCGGGTGAGGACCCCGTGACCGTGGAACGCAAGTACCTCTCGCCGGTCATCACCAAACTCGACGTGCGTCTCATGATCATGTCCAACTCCATGCCCGACCTCAGAGACACCACGGGCGCGCTGGCCGGTCGATTCCTGCCGCTGCCCATCAGGATCGAAGGGTTCTACGGCAAGGAGGACCGAAACCTGAAGCACAAGCTCGGGTCGGAACTCACCGGCATTCTCAACTGGGCGCTGGAAGGCGCGGACCGGCTGTGGGCCAACGACGGGAAGTTCACCGTGGGGGAGAACGTTAAGGACGCCATGAGCAAGGCCGACCGTTCCGGTAGCCCGCTTAAGGCGTTCGTCATGGATCGGCTTGTGTTCGAGGCGGGCTCCGCAGCCACCAAGGACAGCGTGTACTGGGCTTACGAGGCGTGGTGCGAGGCGGAGGGATACCACAAGAAGGGCAAAAACGTGTTCTTCCGGGAACTGTTCGCCATCTACCCGAGCCAGCTCGGCGACGGGAGGCACACGATCCAGGGGAAGCAGCAGACGGTGCTCACCGGGGCGTATCTTAGCTCCGAATTCTGACTACGCAGAGTGACGAAAACGGGGGTCGGTACCTTGCAGGGATCGGGGGTCGATCCCTGCAAGCTATCCCTGCAAGTTGGGGTGTTTGGCTTCAGAGAGTTATCGATTCTAAGCTGTATGTGTTGTACTGAAAAGACTACATAGCGTAGTCGAGCTGATTTTGGGGCCTTGCAGGGATGCTTGCAGGGATACTGCAGGGATGCTTGCAGGGATAAAACACCCTCTGACCTGGTACTTGCAGGGATTGCAGGGATAAAACCTAACCAGTTCAGGAGTGTGTAAATATACAGTGTACGGAGTAGTGTTGTTCTGTATAGAGAGAACAATGCAAAGTATCCCTGCAATCCCTGCAATCCCTGCAAGGCGAAGCCCGAAATCCGGTTACAGAAAGTGAGAATTTTGCCGTGGCGATTCGAGATCTACGACAGCAGATGCCCGT